CCATCGAGTTGCTGGATAAGCTGGAGTCCGGCGTGGACCACAGCGGACTGATGGGCAAGGAACTCGCGGCAGCCAAGCAGAAGCACGGTATCGGCATTCTCAAGAACAAACAGCAGCTCGTCGAGGCGCTGCAGAAGAAGGCCGGTACCGACATGGCCGAGTCCGTCAAGCAAAAGGCGGTCTCTGACGCCAAGCAGAAGCTGATCCAGAAACAGAAAACGGCCCTCGAAGACGCAGCCAAGGCAGTGGTCGTTCCCGACTCGCCGACCGGCTACAAGGATTTCCTCGACACGATTGCCAAGGCGGAACAGGCGGTTTCCGTCGGCACCGATCTGCCCCAGGAGCTGCTCGCGGCCCACAGCAAGGAAATCGCCCTTAAGAAACAGCTCTTCCAGGAACAGATCGGCAAGCTGAAATCGGCCGAGCTTAAGACACTCGCTAAGGAGACCAAGGTCCAGCATTGGCAATGGGCCAATAAGGATGAGCTGACCACGCTCTTTACCGAAACCGATCCCGCGAAAATCAAGGCGGTTCAGGAGAGCATCGACGCCAAGCACTCCACCTGGGCAGAAAAACATGGTGGCAAGAAAAAGGCCGCTCCGGCCAAGCCCGCCACACCGAAGAAGGAGTCGCCGAAACCAGCTCCACAGCCGAGCCCGGTCAAGCCGCCCGAGGCCAAGATCGGCAAGAAAGGTGTGGAGTTCGCTACCGTCGATACCGCATGGCAGCAGAAGGGACTGCCGTCAAAATTCAAGAAATCCGGCAAGGCCGCTGTCGGCGGCGCACACGAAAAGGAGTTCTGGACCGACGAAAACGGCGACAAATGGCTGTTCAAACCCAATGGCCGCAAGGACGACGAGTTCATCGCCTTCGGTGAGGAGGCTGCCTACAAGATCGGCCGTCTGATCGATCCCCATGCCATCGAGGTCCGGACCATCCAGTTGAACGGCCGCACCGGTTCCATCCAAAAATGGCGCGCCGATCTGCGGGACGACTTCGATTTTCGCAATATCCTGCCGCAGGATCTGACCACCATCGAACTGGAACAGATCCAGCGCGAGCACGTGGTCGACTGGCTGATCGCCAACCACGACGGGCATTCCAAGCAGTTCATCCGTTCCCGAGACGGTCGCGTCCACGGTATCGACAAAGGCCAGGCCTTCAAGTTCCTGGGACAGGACAAACTCTCGCTCGATTATCACCCCAACGGAGTTTGCGGTGAGGAAGAGCCGTTTTACAACAAGGTATTCCGGGCGGCCAAGGAAGGGAAGGTGCGGGTCGATCCGAACGCGACGCTTCGCTACATCCACGAAGTCGAAAAGATCGCCGACGAGGACTATCTCGGTCTTCTGCGGCCCTACGCCGAGGGACGGTTTGCCAAGGACCCGGCCGGGCTGCGGCATTTTTACGATCTGGCCCTGGAACGAAAGCACAATCTCCGGCGGGACTTCGAGGCTTATTACGCCGATGTGCTGGGCGAGCCTGGATTCCGTTTCGACAAACTGACCGCCGCCACCGGCAAGAAAAAGCTGCTCTCCTCCGCCGAGGAAGCCCTGGTCGAGGAGGCCCGCAAACTCGGCTGGCAAGGCAAGACATTGCCCTTCGACAGCGGCGACGTGGAGGATCAGAACGCGCTGATCTTCACCGAGACCTTCAAGGGGAAGAAGCGCACTGCGATCAAGATGAAGATCCGGCCGGACACCGACCGCCGCATCGACGAGCTGCTGCGCAAGTACGTGCAGACCACCGCCGGAGAAAAGGGGCAACCGCTAAACGAAGACAGCTTCTTCGAGACCGTTCTGGACGCCGTCAAGAACGTCAATTTCCACGTGGGCGACGGCAAGTACAACCGGACCAAGATCGACAAGGCCCTGCGCCTGCGCAAGAAACTGGAAGCCATGCAAAAAAGCGCCGATCCCAAGGTCAAGGAGATGGCGGACCACTATCTGAAATGGGTCAAGGAGATCGAGGAGTCCGTCGATTGGGACCGGGCCACCAACGGTGTTTTCGAGCAGTACCTGCCAAAACTTGACGCACAGAAACCCAAGGAGAAACCGCCGTTCAAGGTGGAACGCGGCAAGGTGACCCACGCCAAGCGCAAGATCGGTTCCGGCACCATCAGCGTCGAGGCCGACGACGTCGACAACCGGACCCTGTTCAATCACAACTCCCGCATGCAGGACGGGCATCAGTACACCGTCACCTTTGAGGACGGCACCCGGGTCCGCTATCGCCCCTGGTCGGACACCAACCTTTACGCCCAGCGCGGCGAACTGGAAATGATTTTGGACGGCGACACCACCCCCGGACGGGTTGAAGCGATGCTGGAAAAGCTCGAACAGCTCGGGATCGATACCCGGGTGGCCACGGCGGAAAACGCCGAACAGATGTATCTGGAGAAGCTCGCCTACATCCGCAAGACCGACAAGAGCGCCGACTACAAGCGGCTGCAGAAATCCCTCGACGACCGCAACGCGACCACCCCCGAGCGGGTCCAGGCTCTGCGCGGCTATTGGCAAAAGGAATTTGGCGTCCAGGACATAACCCAGCTTTCCGGATACAACCCGCTGTGCGAATACCAGGAAGGTTTTCTGGACCGCGACGCCAAGGGCGGGTACCGGCACCAGTTCCGGTTCGACATCACCGAGGAGGACCTGGAAAAACAGATGAAGGGCTACTCTCTGGTTCATGACCTGACCAACGGCGAGAGCATGTCCGGCTTCATCGATTCGATCATGGAGAATAATGGAGCCATGGTCAGCACGGTCGAGAAGATGCGCATGGGCGTGGCTCCAGGCGGGATGTCCCCGGTGGCCGACATGCAGACCGGCGGCGCGAGCTATTTCTTCACCCGGATTAAGAAGCAACCGGCCAGCGATGCATCACCGGCGCTCTATTTCAAGAAACAGATGCTGCGGCGCATGGACGCCATCAGCTACGACCATGATGCCTACGGCAAGGTGATCGACGACTACGTGCAGCGCAACCGGGGGACCGGCGTCGACGACTGGAAGCGGTTCTCGCAACGCCATGGCAACGAGACCATCTTCAAATACTCGGTTACGCTGCTGGACAACATCGAGTTCATCGTGGCCCGCAGCGACAACGAACGCCGGGAGATCATCCAGACTTTCACCCGGCGCGGCATCAAGAAACTATCTGACGGGCGCAAGGTGGAGGACATCGTCTATACCCCGCAAAGCTGGAGCAAACGCAAACAATGACCATGAAGGACTTTATCGAACAGGAGAAAAGGCGGCTGCAGGAAGCGCTGCACTGGTTCAACAGTCGGGGGAGCCGCATGACCGTCAGAGAGTCCGGGGATCTCTTTCTGGATACCCTGGTGGGCAGCTTCACCGTCACTCGGATCGGCCCCCATTTCGATGCCGCTGGCAACCATCTGCGCACCGATTTCTGGCTGTTGTGGAAGGCGCTGGGCTACGACGAGGGCTTTCAGCACGCCCACACCATCAAGGTGGTCGATGTCCGGGTCGAAGACACACTGACGGCCGAACATGACGGCAAGGAGATCGAAGCTTGGCTGATGGTCGATATGACCGACGACCTCGGCAGGGTTCACCATGTCGAAATGATCGAGCCGGTCTCGGAGCCCGAACTCGCGGCGGACTGGCAACGCTGGATCGCCTACCGGCAGAAAAACGCCGAGAGATTCCGCCGGATCGACGACCAGCTTCTGGCCGAGCATCTCAGAATTGCGGAGGATTGGTCATGAAACTGCGCTACATGATCGACTCGATATTGGTCGACCGGCGAGCCTCCGTTCCAGAATATGTGCCCGTTGGCGTCTGGGTTCAGGGGCCGGGTCCCGGCCTGGATGTGGAGATGTACTACCTCGACCGGGGGCCGCACGGGCTTGCCGACTGCAAGGACGAGGCCGCCTGGGTGGTGAACCGTCTGGTCGAGGCCGGGGCCACTTCTCTTCCGGCGGATTTTCTCGAATACCACCGGCTGTCCCGCTCTCCCTATGACGGGGTCTTTTCCGAGATCACCGAGACCGACGAATATCCATCCATCGACGCCTGCGGCAAAGCCTTTCTGGCCCGGCTGAACCCCGCCCGCTGAAATTCACCGTCACCCTCCGACACATCGCCAACGCTTCCGGTAAGTAACCGCTGAACGCTCCCCGCAGATCGCGGAGAGCCCAGCAAACCAACCGGAGACGTTGATGGAACTGTTCGCCACAGACCTGGAAAGGCTGGCGTTTCTACTGGAGGCCGATGCGGCGCTGACCTGCGATCCTGACGAGCTCGGGACGGAGGCCGCCGAACAGCCAGCTCCTGAAGAGCTTCCTCCCGAGAAGCGCCCCAAGTACATCACCAACTACATCGGTAGTAAGCAGAAGCTCGTCGACTGGATCTGGAAGCATACCCCCGAGGGCGTTGGCACCGTGCTCGACGCCTTCTCGGGGTCTGCGGTCGTGGCCTACATGTACAAGACCAAGGGCCTCCAGGTCATCGCCAACGACCGGCTGCGCTACTGCCACCACGCCGCCAGGGCGATCATCGAGAACAACTCGGTTCGCCTGAGCGAGGACGAAATTGAAGCGCTCATGGCCGACAACGCCAAGGCTGGCAGCTTCGTTCAGGACAATTTCAAGGGGATCTTTTTTGCCAAAGGCGTCCATGCTCTGATCGATACGATCCGCGCCAACTGCGACAAACTCTCCGGCATCAAAAAGGACATCGCCCTGTTTGGCCTGGGCAAGACCTGCATGAGCGGCAAAGGTGGTTTCGGGCATTTTTCATCCTCGACCGATTACGGTCGACGCAAGGACACTCCCGAGGAATTCAAAGAGCGTCTGCGCAAAAACCTGCAACGCATCAACGCCCTGGTCTTTGACAACGGCAAGGAGAACAAGGCTCACCGTCACGACATCAACGACCTGCTGCCGAAAGCCAAGGCGGATCTGGCCTATTTCGACCCGCCCTACGCCACCGAATTTTCCACCACCAATTACGAGCGAGCCTACCACTTCGTGGAGGGGCTCATGACCTATTGGGACGGCCTCGAGATCAAGGCCGACACCAAGGTCAAGTATTACGAGACCGACCACAAGACGGTCACCAAGGGTAATGCCAGCGAGTTTTTCCAGACCTTTCTCGGCAATGCCAAGCACATCCGACACTGGCTGATCTCCTACCGCGATCACGCTTATCCGAATGAGCAGGAGATGAAGAAAATCATCGGTTCATTCGGCAAGCAAAGCCAGATGAAATCGAAAGATCACCATTACGCCATCACCTCCCGGCACGGAGATGCCTCGAACGCCAAGGAACGGCTGTTCGTCTGCATCCCCGGCTCAACAGCCAAAGCGGAGCAAGAGATGAAACCGGTGCCGCTGGCCGCTGCCGCGAACTTCCACACCAGTATTCCCGTGGACATTCGCTTGGGTGAGGCGGAACGCTTGAGCGCCGAGGCTATGGATGTCGGGGCACCGGGCGACCCCCAGTTCAGTTTCGTGCTCTGCCGCACCGGCACCAACAAAAACGGCGATCACTTCACTGCCGATGAACTCTCCGGACGGCACATGACAGCCGTAAACAAGAAGGTCGATCTGCAGCACTCTCAGGAGTTCAACGATATCGTGGGTGGTGTCGTCGCCGCCGATTATCTGGAAGACGACAACGGCGGCCGGGTGGAATGCGTCGGGGAGCTGTATGTCCACGACACACCGGCGGCTCGACTCGCCTACAAGCTGATGAAGCGCGGGATCATCTCCCAGGTTTCCATGGAATGTGACTACCAGGAAGGCGAATGTTCGGTCTGCCACAAACGCTTCCAAAACAAGGCCGACTACTGCACGCACCTGCGCGAGTTCAAGGGTCGTGATTTCAACGGCCAACCCGTCTTCGAAATTCTGCAGGGTGTCACCTTTACCGGACTGGGCTTGCTCGACCGCAAGGGTGCGGATGAGAACGCCAGAATTCTGCAGGTAGCATCGATTCAGAGCCAACCCGACCAATCCCAACCCGAAGGAGATTCCACGATGGAAGACAAAAACAAACCCAACGATGACCCGGCCGCCAAGACTGAATCAGACGCGGCCAAGAAAAAACCGGTGCAGCAAGAGACCGACCCGGCCCGTGTTTCCGACCTGGAAAAGGAAAACCGGCAGCTCAAAGCCCAGGTGGCCGAGCTGCAGAAACGCGTCCAGGAACTGGAGGCTGAGCAAAAAGCCGCCGCCTGCCGTTCCCGGGCGAAGAAGCTCCTGACCCGTCTGGTGGAGAAGCAAGGACTCTCCTTTGCCTCCGAGGCGGACCGTGACGCCGAACTCAAGCGACTCGCGGAACTTTCCGACGAAGCCTTCACCGCCACTGAGGCGGCCTACGAGCGCCTGCCCAAATCGGCCAAGGAGGAGAAACTCGCCGCCAGCGACCCGGGGGACAAGCCCGCCGCCAAAGCATCGACGGAACAACCGCTGCGCAGCGACGCTGGTGTCCGTCCCCACGATGTGGATGACCGCAAGGTGTCGCTCGAGGATCGTCTGCGCGACGGGTTCATGGCCGCTTACCGCAACCGTGTCGGCGAGGACTCTCCCGAACACTCGGAACACAACGCATAAGGAGGAAACACCATGTCATTCATTAATCCGTGTCACCGCAGCCTCGCCTACGGCGATGGCCACATCCAGGGCGACGGGCAGCTCGGTCAGATGGTCCGCGTAGTCGGCAACGACCTGTTCGCCGTCAACACCGATCCCACCAAGCGCTCCTTCGGCATCCTGATCAAGGACTACGCCGGTGGAGAGATGCCCGGCATCTACTGCGACGGCGGCGTTTACGAGACCGACGCCTTCGAAGGGACTATCGCCGCAGGAGACGACCTGAAAGTCTCCGCCAACGGCCGACTGACCAACGGTATCGCAGCGGGAGAACGCCTGGTCGCCCACGCCATCTCCGTACAGAGCGGCGTTCTCAAATTCCGTCTGTTCGTCTAACACAAGGAGCCAACGCACATGAAAACCAATCAGTTGAAGATTCATTCCCAGGAATACATGGAAACCATGGCGCGGCTCATGAGCGAGGCTCTCGAGTCGCCGGAAGGCATGCGGGCATTGGCCGCCGCCATTGCCGCGCCTATCGAACAGGAGATCAAGCGCAAGGAGATCTCCTCGCTGTTGCTCACCAAGCACACGCTGCCCAAGGGCGAACGCCCGGTCTACCAGAAGAAACCGACCGTCAAGGCCCACTGGATCAGCAAGGATGGCGACGCCCAGGAGCAGGAGGTGGGCAAGGACGAGGTCGAGTTCCCCACCAACCGTATCCACTCCAATCCGATGGTGGATGTTTCCGTCCTCAAGAATGGCAACATCGGCACGCTGATGGACATCCAGACCAGCGCCGCCGACGCCATCCGCAAGGAGATGGACCGCCGTACCATCTCGGTGTTGTCCTCGGCCATCCCGGCGTCCAACATCATCGAGGTCACCGGTGACGTGCTCACCGAAGAGGCGCTGAACGAGGCCATCTCGATCATCGAGGACCTGGAGCTTTCGGTGAAGTACATCGTCATGCGCGGCCGCCGGTTCAACGACATGCGCGGCTGGAATCTCGATCCCCAGACCAAGCTCGAGCTGCGTCAGAAGGGTGTCATCAAAAACTACGGCACCGGCGGCATTCTGCTGACCGCCTCCATGCCGTTGGACGAGATCATCATCGTCCCGGATGAAGAGGTCGGAAAGATGCCGGTTCGCGAGAACCTGAAGACGGAGTCCATCGACCAGAAGACCCGCTTTAAAACCGGTTGGCTGGTGTGGTCCGAGATCGGCCAGGGCATTACCCGTCCCGACGTCATGGCCAAAATCAAACTGGTTCCATAATCCCGGAGGTAATGCGTTATGAATCGAATCAAAAACATCCGGCCCGGTATCTTGGTCATTCCTGATGCCGGGCTGAAACTGAAGCCCGGACAGGTCGTCGAGGTGGAACACTTTACCAAACAAATCCAGGCTGCCCTGAAAAACGGACGCCTGGCCATGGCAGACAAACCTAAGCAGGAACCGGTCGTGAGTCCCGAGCCCGACCAGGACGCGGAGCCGGTGGACCTGAGCAAGCTCTCCGCCACAGACGCCATCTCCAAGGTCAACGAGGAGGCCAATCCCGAGACCCTCAAGGGCTACATGGAAACCGAAAAACGCCGCACGGTGATCGACGCGCTCAAGAGCCGTCTGGAGGGCATGCAAGGTGCTGCTGAGTGATCTGATCGCCGACCTGCGGCTCGATCTTTCCGATCCGGGCGCATCTCTCTTCGAGAACCTGACTCTGGATAGATGCGTCCGGAAGGCCGTTTTTCGAGTCGGCCGCGATCTTGACCAAACGCTGACGGTAACGGCCGGAGAGATCATCCCCGATCCCTCCGGAGAGGTTCGGGAGCTCCTGGTGATCATGGCGCAGATCCACGCCTGCCAGGTCATGCGCTCGGCCACCGCCAACGCCTTTTCTTTTTCCAGCGGTGACAAGCGGGTGGACAAAACCGGCCAGCCTGGCCATTGGGCCAAGCTCGAAGCCGATCTGCTCGCGGACTACCGCCAGCGGCTCACCGAGTTGCGCCCGGCCACCCAGCTCGACCAGGAAGCCTACATCCTGACTCCGAGCGGCCTTGCGCCGGTCATCTACGAACAAGGGATCGACCTCGATGTTGTTGAATGACCGGGAACGCTCAGAAGCCGTGGCCGACGTCGCCCGGCTGATCCTCTCCTCGGGCCAGACCGCACGCGTCCTGCGCTTGGTTCCCGGCGAACGGCTCTACGGCACCGACGATGCCGATTACGCGGAAGTCTCTGTCATCCCCTTCGAACTGAACGAAACCCCGCCGGAGGAGCTGAGCGACAAGATCGACGCGCTCGCCTGTGTCCTTCCGGATGCCGACGTTCATGGTGAAGACCGCCTGGCCGTAGACAGGGAAACCTATCGCATACAGAGCGTGGAAGAAGAACACTTCTTCGGGACCGTCACTCACAAGAACCTGCAACTGGTGAAGCTCAATGGGCGTTAGGCGGACCGGTGATTGGGACAAGTCCCGCACCAAGCTGACCACCGGCATGGGGCCGCGCCTGGCCACGGCTCTGCGTCAAGCCACGATCCGCAACGCCCTTTTTCTGGTGCGTGAGATCCAGCGGGGGATTCGCTCCCAGGCCCCGGGAGGACAGGCTTTCGTGAAACTCGCCGAAAGCACCATCGAGCGCAAAGGCTCCAGCAAGGCGCTCATCGACACCGGCTTTCTCGTCAACGCCATCACCCAGAAGATCATGGCCGACAAGGCGTTCGTCGGCCTGCTGCGCGGCACCGTCAACAAGGACGGGGAAGACATGGTGAACATCGGTGCCGTCATGGAGTACGGGGCCACCATCAAACATCCGAACGGCGCGACCATCATCATCCCCGCCAGACCCTTTTTGCATCCGGTGATGGAGAAGTACCGCGAGCAGATCCTCCAGAACTATCGTGAGGCGATCCGCTCCGCGCTTTGAGCCTCCGACACATTCCCAGCGCTTCCGGTAAGTAACCAGGCAGAAAACGGAGGCGTCCCTTGAGCACGATACAGACCGTCACAGAAACACTGATCCGCCTGGCCAAGCAGGTCATCCACCCGGACACCGTGCTGGTGTTCCCGGATGACCTGTTCGAGGTCCAGCGCACCCCCAGCGTCATCCTCCAGGGGCCGAAGCTGACGGAAGACCGTTTCCGCCGCAGCCAGAGCCGCCTGTTCGAGAAGAATGTCGCGGAGCTGAGTTTCGAGGAGTGTCGATTTCCCCGGCTCTATCACCTCGATTTCGATCTGGTGGTGACCGTGGGCCGGGAGTCTGAGCTGCTGGAGTTTCACGAGTCGGTGTCGCGGTTTATCCAACTCCATCCGGTGATCGTCATCGCCGACCAGGGCAGCCTGAACCTCACGGAACTGGTTCCTCTGGGCGGCCTGGCCCGGGTAAATCTCTCCAACCTCCGGCAGAGCTCCGGACGCATCCGCATCGAATCCTGCCCGGTGTACGACGGCGACCTGCGAGACGGTCAGCTGATCCGGGATCGGACCTTCCAGTTTCACGGCGACGTGACAGAACAACGAACCATTCAACCGTAAAGGAGAACAACCGTGATCGAAATCAGAAATCTGCAGTTTCAACCCCTGACGTTCAACCTCTCTGGCCAGGGAACCGTCCACCTCGGACCGCGAGAGCGCAAGAGCATCGCCCGCAAGGACCTCTCCGCCGAGATCCGGACAGCCGGAAAACGCGGCCTGGTGCGTCTCACCGACCTGACCGGCGGCGCAACCCTGGAGCCGGAAACGCTCACGGCGACCGAGGACGCCGGAACCGATGAGGCCAAGACCACCAGCAAGCGGAGGAAATAACCATGCCGACCTATCTATCGCCCGGGATTTACACCCGGGAAACGGACTTCAGTTTCTATGTGAAGCAGATCTCTACCTCGTCGGCCGCTATGGTCGGTGTGGCCGAGAAAGGCCCCATCAACAAGCCCGTGCTGGTGACGAGCTGGGAGCAGTTCATCAACCGTTTCGGCTCCTATATCAATGAAAGCTATCTGGCCTATGCGGCCCGGGCATTTTTCGACAACGGCGGCTCGGTGCTTTACGTCAACCGTATCGCCCATCTCACCGACCCCACCGACCGAGACACACTGACGGCGGTCAAGTCTTCCATCGTTCTGCAGAACCGGGAGACGACGCCTGCCGACGCCCTGCGGATCGAGGCCGTGAACGAAGGCGTCTGGGGCGACCGGCTCTCCGTCTCCATCGAGGACGGCTCCCTCGATCCGGCCAACCATTTCAACCTGGTGGTCCGGCACAAAGGCGATGTGGTCGAGGTGTTCAAGGATCTGAGCATGGACGAGATGCTGCCCAACCATGTGGAGCTGGCGATCAACGACCGTTCGGATTTCATTCTGGTCCAGGATCTGGCAGCCGCGTCGGGAACGCCCAACGACCGTCCGGGATTGGGCGTGTTCACGCTCGGCGGCGGCGACAACGGGCTGACCGATCTGGCCGATGCCGACTTCATCGGCGATCCCTCGCAGCATACCGGCCTCTATGGCTTTGACGAGATCGACGCCCTGAACCTGCTGATGGTTCCCGGCGTCACCACGGTGCCGGTCATCAACGCCGGAATCGCCTATGCCGAGGGGCGCAAGGATCTGCTGTTCATCGCCGACACGCCCATGCACCTGGAGCCGCTTGAAGCAGTCGACTTCCGCAAGGGACAAGGGATGTACAGCCACGCGGCCTTCAACTCTTCCTACGCGGCGCTCTACTACCCCTGGCTGGAGATCAGCGATCCGGTCAACTCGCGCAAGAAGCTAGTGCCGCCCTGCGGCGCGGTGGCGGGCTGCATCGCCCGCAGCGACCAGAAGACCAACGTCTGGAACGCGCCCGCCGGTATCGACCGTGGGCGCATCTTCAACACGCTCTCCCTGGCCTACAAGACCAGCCGTGGCGAGCGCGATGTGCTCTATCCGGAAGGGATCAACGTCATCGCCGTGTTCCCCGACACCGGCATCAACATTTGGGGCCAGAAGACGCTGCAGAGCCAGCCTTCGGCCGTGGACCGCATCAACGTCCGCCGCCTGATGATGTTCATGGAGGAAGCCATCTCGGAATCGTCCCGCTTCGTGGTGTTCGAGCCGAACCACCCCCAGACCTGGCGTGCCCTCGGCCGCCTGATCAACCCCTTTCTGCAGGACATCAAGGACAAGGGCGGTCTCTACGACTTTGCCTTCCAGTGCGACGAGGAGACCAACACCCCGGCGGTCATCGACCGCAACGAAATGGTGGCCCGCGTGTTCGTCAAGCCGACCAAGACGGCGGAGTTCATCGAGCTGAACTTCATCCTGACCAGCACCGGCGCGGACTTCAAAGAAATCATCTAACAGGAGAACAAGGCTATGAGAAGCGGAAATATGCCCAAGAGCCTTTACCAGAACTGGCAGTTCGCCATCGAGGTAAACGGCTTCGACGTGGCCCTGTTCCACAAGGGACAGGAGCCCAAAACGGAATTCGAGGAAGTGGCCTTCGCCCCGGCCGGTTCGATGTTCGACCAGAAGGTGGCGGGTCGGGTCAAGTTCGAGGACATCACCCTCGAAAAAGGAAACCTGCAGGACGGCTCCGACGAGGCGGCCCGCGAATGGATCAAGAAACAGGTGGACGTGAACGCCGTCACCGGCGGCCTTCCGGCCGACTACATGCGCGACATCGACGTTGTCCGCTACGACCGCACCGGAAACGAGACCCGCCGCTGGACCCTGCACGGGGCCTGGGTGAAGGCGCTCGAATACGACGAGCTCGAAGGCGGCAACACCGAAAACACCATCGAGAAGCTCACCATCTGCTTCCAATACTGGACCTAACCCGGAGGATCGACCATGTACACTTTTGAACTGCCAAGCGGCATCGAACTCGAGCTCCGGGAGATGACCGGTGCCGAAGAAGAATTGCTCACCAACCAGCGCTTGATCCGCTCCGGAGAGGCGATAAACCAGGTGCTTCGCAACTGCTTCGTGAAGCTGGGCGACAAGACCGACCCGGATATCGGCGAGGTGATGAACCTGCTCTCTGGAGACCGGCTGTTCGCCCTGGTCCGTCTGCGCCAGATTTCCCTCGGTGACGAGGTGGAGCTGGAGCTGAGCTGCCCCAACACCGCCTGCCGCATGACCAACTACGTGACCGTCAACCTCGAAGAGCTGAAGGTCACGCCTTACAGGGAACAGCGGGAGTTCGAATTCAAACTGCCCGGCTCGAAGAAAGCCGTTCGTTTCGGCTATCTCGACGGCAACAAGGAAAAACGCCTGGCCAGCCTGCGTGAGCCGAATATCACTTCGGCCATGCTGATCCGGATTCTCGACATCGACGGCAAGGCACCCACCAAGAAAAGCCTGGCGGAAATGTCGATGCGCGACCGCAGCACCCTGCGCCAGGAGATGTCGCGGGTGGACGCCGGAATCGACACCTCGGTCGAGATGGAATGCGACGGCTGCGGCACCCGTATCCGTACCCGCCTGGAGGCGGAGCCAGCTTTTTTGTTCCCCGGAGTTCGCTTGTAAGCGACGTTTTTTTTCTCGCTTACGGTGGACTGCACTGGGGCTATTCGGAAACCCGCTCACTGCCGCTCAGAGTCAGGCGACAGTTCGTCGAGGCTCTTGAGCGGCAGCTTGATTTCGAACGAGAGCAAACGGAACGGCGATAAATGAACGGTGATCTCGGACTGGGCATAGTGGTATCGATGAAGGATGCGTTTTCGCAGAACGCGCAACGCATCCGTGGCTCCATGATGGATCTGGACTCCACCGTGGCCGATGCCAGCGAGCGGATGACCCGCAACATGGACCGCATCCAGCAAGGCACCATGATGCTGGGGGCGGGTTTGGCCCTGATGGCCGCGCCCGCAGTTCTAGTCGCCTCCACCGCCGCGACCCAAAAGGCCCTTGGCGAGCTGGCGTCCCTCGGCGTGCAGGACCTCCGGGCCATCGAGGACGCCGCCGAATCCTTCACCAACCAGTGGTCCGGTGCCGACAAGGCCGCTTTCATCACCGCCACCTATGACGTGAAATCGGCACTGTCCAACCTGAGCGACGAGGCCGTGGGTGTTTTCACCTCCATGGCCGCAATGACCGCCAAGGCGACCAAGGCCACCACCCAGGAGATGGTCGGCACCTTCACCACGGCCTACGGGATTTTCAAACCCATCATGGCTGACATGAACGACATGGAATGGGCGACCGCTTTTTCTGGAGCCATGGCGCAGACCGTGGCCTCGTTCAAGACCAACGGCACCCAGATGGCCGACGCCATCAAGAACATCGGCGCGGTCGCGGCGGCGAGCAACATCCCGCTAAACGAGCAGCTCGCCGTGCTCGGTCAGCTTCAAACCACCATGCCGGGCTCCGAGGCGGGCACGCTGTACAAGGCGTTCATCATGAAGGCGGCCGAGGCCGGTGACGAGCTTGGCCTGTCGTTCATCGACACCAGCGGCCGCCTCAAGGGCGTGGTTCCCATTCTGCAGGAGATCAAGCGCCAGTTCCCCGATCTCTCCAATGCCGCCGCCCAGGTGAAGCTGAAGAAGGCCTTCGGTTCCGACGAGGCGGTCAAGTTCCTGCTGCAGATGTCGGCGGGAGTGGATTCCCTCGAGGGCAATATCCAGTCGGTCGGTCGCGCTATGAAGACCGGCACGGTGGTCACCGAACAGATGGCAGACGCCATGAACCAGGACATCGGAGCCCGGTTCGTGCTCGTGCGCCAGCAGATGGCCAACCTCAGCGAAATTCTGGGACGCACCTTGCTGCCGGTGGTGACGCCGGTCTTGGGCGGCGTCTCCCGCGTCATTCTGTTCCTGCAGCGCATGGGCAAATCGATGCCGGGCGTGACCCGGGCTGTCCTGGGACTATCCATGGCCATCGGCACCATTTTGGTCGTGGCCGGAGCCGTCACCGCCGCCGTGGGCATGGTGGGACTCATGCTTCCCGCCATCAAGGCCGGGGTCGTGGCCATCAGCGCCGCGCTGGCCGGGGTGGGTTCGGCGTTCGCGACCTATTTTCTGCCCGTCACAGCGATCATCGCGGGCGTGATCCTCTCGGTGTATCTGCTCAAACGCGCCTGGGAAACCAACTTCGGCGGTATCCAGGACGTCATTACCGGAGCCTGGAATAAGGTCTCACTGGCGTTCCGGGGGATCAGAGAGCTGGTGGACTCACTCAGCGGCGGCGTCGGACAGATGTCGGCCGAGCTGGCCCAGAAGCTCGAATCCGCCGGACTGCTGGGCTTCGTGGTCACCGTTTTCAAGGCCTATTACCGCGTTCGTGAGGCTCTGGCCGGATTGTGGGGCGCTTTCTCCCATGCCTTTGACCGCATCCGCGCCATCCTCGAACCAACCGTCCGCACCCTGATGAGCGCCTACGCGGCACTGGCCAGCGCGGTCTTTTCGGTGGTGGAGATCTTCGGCGTGGCCGCCAACGCCACCGATGGTTCGTCCTGGAGAACGTTCGGCACAGTCATCGGCACCGTCGCCGGTGTGCTTCTTCAGGGGTTGGCCTTCGCTCTCAAGATCGTGGCCTGGAACTTGTCGCTCATCGTCCGAGCCCTGGCGGTGGTGGTGCGCAGCGTGGTCTGGGTCGGCAAGGTCATCGTCGGGTCCCTGGTCGGTGCCGCCAAGTTCATCTACAAGTTCCTGTTGCCCGTGCGGATGATCGGCGAGGCCTTCGTGGCCGCCGGGAAGATCGTCTATGCGGTCTGGCAGGTGCTGAGCGGCGACATCTCCCTGCTCGACGGCCTCAAGGCCATTGGCGGCGCGGTCTACGATTTTCTGGCCACCCCGTTTCGCTGGGCGCGGGATGTGGTGGTCGGTGTCTGGAATTTCATTTCCGGGATCTTCACCTCCATCGGACGCCTGGTGGCCGACGCCGCCGGACAGATCGGCCAGGCGATTCTGAATCTGCCGATCATCAGCACCCTGCGTGAGCTGTTTGCCACCGTTCGCTCCTTCTTCGCCGGGGACACCACCTTCTTCGAGGCGGGCAAGAGGCTGCTCATCACCCTGGGCGAAGGGATCTGGTCGGCGGTGTCCTATCCCTTCACCATGCTCAAGAACGCCCTGGGCAAGCTGCGCAATCTGCTGCCGTTCTCCGACGCCCGCGAGGGACCGCTCGCCAACCTGACCGCCTCCGGTTCCGCGCTGCTCAAGACCCTCGCCGAGGGCATGAGCCTTACTCAGTCACTGCCCGCGAAAGTGTTCGGCTTCGCCGCTCGCGGGATTCTCTCGGCCGCTGCGGGAGCCTGGCAGCAGATTAAATCGGCGGGCGGCATCCTCATGGACGCCGCTTCGGTTCCCTTCCGCATGGCCGGAAAACTCTGGGATGGTTTGACCTCCGGGGCTCAATCCGTCGCGGCCAAGGCCGGTGCCATCTTCGGCGGTCTCAAACAATCCCTGTTTGGCGACACGCCCGTACTGGCGTTTAAGCTGCCCCAAGTCAATGCCTGGGACGTGCTGGCCACGGGAGCCGTCAATCTCCGCGACCGGATCGTTACCACACTGTCGGCCGTCCCCGGGGCTGTCGGTCGAATCTTTACCAACGCCGGTGCCGAGGGGCAAACCCTCTGGCAGAGGCTTTCCAGCGGCGCGAGCGCGGGCATTCAGGCGATCAAGGATAGAAGCGCCGGGATCGCCAACGGTTTGCTCTCCTCCGCTCGCGCCATGCTGGGAGTCCAGGCTCCGGTTCCGCAGGTGGCCGAGCAGCGCCAGTTGCTCGCGACCGCACAGCCTTCCGAATCCATTGGCCAGCGCATCGTCGAGAGCGTACTGAGTCTCGTGCCGCGTCTGGACGAACGCCTGGTGCCCAAGGCCCTGAGCGCCATGCTGATGCTCCAGCCGGTCATGGCCACGGTAGCGCCAACTCCGCAACCGATGAACGGCACAGTGCAAACCGTCGCAGCGGCCGTCGAGCCGGTAAGTAAGAGCTACATCCAGCCGTTCGGGGTGGAACCGGCACCGGAAAAGGGAAATGCCTCTCTGTCTCCCGACGGGATCGAGCGGCCCATGACCGCTGCGCCGACTCCGATAACGAAGCCCCTGCAATCAGGACTAGCAGAGATGGTGCCATCCGAACGGTTGCTTACTCCGGCCCGCACTGCTCCGGCGGCACCATTGCGGGGAGAGGAATCCGGTCCTGGGTTGCGCGAGCTGCTGGAGTCCTTGCTCTCCCGCCTTGATGGCCTGGCCGACCGCCCGGTGGAACTGAGCGTGACCACCAATATCGATGGCCGGAAAGTGGCCGAGGCGGTCTACAAGGATCTGCGGGAGCGGAAGATCAGAAACTACGAAACCCTGTGAGAGGACCGATGAAACGCATCTTTGTCTGCAGCCCGTTCGCGGGCGACATAGCTCGAAACGTCAAGGTCGCCGAAGCGCTTTGCCGTTGGGTCATGAGAAGCGGTCACGCGCCGTTCGCGCCACACCTGCTGTATCCGACCTTCACCGACGACAGCGTTCCCGAACAACGGGAGACGGGCATCGCCTGCGGCCTGGCCTACATGGAATGCTGCGACGAGGTGTGGGCGTTCACCGGCAACGGTATTTCCAGCGGCATGCAGCGGGAACTGGACCGGGCCGGACAACTGGGCAAGCCGATCATCAAGATTGTCGAGGTGTAAGGATGGCCTGGGATCAACAGCCCATCAAGGGATATCTGGTGGACGCCGACACGGGGGAGCGGCTCGAATTCCAGTACAACCCCAACTCCATCAGCGACGAGAAGTCGACCGACTACGCGACGATCAAAATTCCCGGTATGAGCCATCCGCGCTACCAGTACGTCGCTGGGGAACCGCGCCGGATCGCCTTCAAGGTCGAGCTGTTCAAAGGGCCGGTGAAGCAGAAGGTCGACTGGCTCCGCTCTCTGCAATATCCGGAGCACGCCGGAACCATGCTCAAGAACGCGCCGCATCGCGTGCTGCTCATTTTCGGCGATCTCTATCCCGGCGTGACCTGCATCGTCCGGCAGGTTAAGGCGCGGTTCTTCGGCCTGTTCGACCGGGACAACTTGCTGCCGCAACGGGCCGAGGTGGACATCGTCCTCGAGGAATACGTGGACCGTTCCATCAACTGGTCGGAGGTGCGCTCATGATCGGTCGCGATTCCCGCTACGCCCGCTGCGTTCTCTACCGGGACAGTAACGGCACCTCACTCGGCGTGCGCCAGCGCATCGACAACACCCCCAGACACGACGACCGCCTGCATACCGTGGTCGAAGGCGACCGTCTGGATCTGCTCGCGCACCGCTATCTGGGCGATGCCCGGCTCTGGTGGATCATCTGCGACTACAACGACATCTTCTTTCCGCTGGAACTCGAGCCGGGCCAGGCGCTGCGCATTCCCTCCCGCGAACACGTTCAGATGCGCCTGCTCGACTGAGGCGTCCGACACCTCGCCATGCCTTCCGGTAAGTAAGCAGGGAACTGCGAACCACCGGAGAGACGCATGGATCTGGATACTTTCAAGCCGACATTTTTGATTCAGATCGAGGGGCAAGACCTCTCGAAGGACATCACCCAGGAGATCACCTCTTTCGTCTTCACCGACAACGAGGAGGAACTGGACATCCTCGAACTGTCGGTGACCGACCGCAACCTGCAGTTCGTCGACGATCCACTGTTCCAGGAAGGCAACGAGATCGTGGCCCGCTTCGGCTACGTGGGGAACCTCTCTCCGCGTAAGAAAGCGGTCATCAAGGACATCGATTACGACTTCCCGGAAAACGGCGACCCGACCATCCGCATCAAGGCCTATGACAAAGGTTTCAAACTCGCTGGCAAGGAAAACCAAAAGGTCTGGCAGAAACCCGCTCCCGGCATCCTCTATTCGGAAATCGCCGAGCAGATCGCCGCCGCCAACGGCCTCACGTCGGTGGTCACGGCCACCAAGGGCAAACATCTCCGCGTCACCCAGAGCAACATCTCGGACGCCCAGTTCCTGAAGGAGCTGGCGGAAAAAGCCCGCGACCGCGATGGCGACGGCGTGAGCGGCTATGTCTTCTACGTCCAGGACGACGAACTCCACTTCCATCCCCGCGAGCTCGACCAGACGCCGCTTCTGACCCTCGAATATTTCACCGACACCAAGGGCCTGTTGCGCTCGTTTCGCCCCAGCACCCAATCCCAGGGAGCCAAGGGCGCGGGTGCCGAGACCAAAACGGTCGGCGTCGACCCGCGCAAGAAGGACGTGGTCGAGCACAAGGCTAACAACGCCACCACGCCCGAGCGGACGGCCTTGGGCAAGCAGACCTATCTGGTCGACGGCAACACCGGCGAAGGCAGCTTCAAAGAACAGGAGACGGGGCAGATCGTGCCCAGCTTCGACCGTTCCGAAGGCTTTCACGATGAGCCGCGACAAGAGCCCGCCCAGGACAGCGCCGAAGGTAAGTTCCGTGAGGCCGAGCTGCGTCAGGTCGAGGCGGATGCGGCCACTATCGGCATTCCCCAGCTACGCGCCAAGAAGAACGTCGAGATCAAGGGCGTGGGACGGAAGTTTTCCGGCATCTACTACTGCCACTCAGTGCGCCACAGCATCAGCGGCGCTGGCTATCTCTGCGAACTCAAACTCAAGAAGAACGCCCTCGGCAAGGGTGCGGGCGACAAGTCCGCCGAGTCCCAGGGCAAACCCAACGACAAGGAGGCCCCGCCCACACCGCAAAACGAACCGCCAGCCATGGTGACCATCGACGCGGATTCTGGCGCGGTCACATAAGGAGGCGGCAATGGGTGATCTCAGCAAAAATTTCAACCGTTCGGAATTCGCCTGTAAGGGCACGAACTGCTGCGGCCATTCGGCTGCGGTCCATCCCGACCTGGTCAGCGCCCTGCAGGCGTTGCGCGACCGCATCGGCAAACCGCTGTCCATCACCAGCGGCTTCCGCTGCAACCGGCACAACAAGGCGGTGGGCGGCGCGGAGCAGAGTTTTCACACGCTGGGCATGGCGGCCGACGTGAGCTGTCCCGCTGGCGTTTCGCCCGGGGAACTGGCGGTCATCGCCGAGGAGATTCCGCTCTTCCGTGGTGGTGGCATCGGCGTCTATGCCTCCTGGGTTCATCTCGATGTGCGCCAGTCGGGCAAGGCGAGGTGGCGGTCATGAGTGCCGAAGCCAAGCCCCTGTTTTCAGGCACCGCGCTGGGTCTTTCCGGGCCGCTTCGGGTAGAGATCCTGCCCAATGGAATGACCGCCAGGCTGACCCAGCCGTTCCGTGTCCGTACCGGCGCTGGCCGCATCATCGAAGTGCCCGCCGGGTTCGAGACCGACTTCGCCTCCGTGCCGCGCCTGTTCTGGCGCGTGGTGCCGCCCTGGGGGCGATATTCCCCGGCGGCCGTCGTTCACGACTACCTCTATTACACAAGCAAGGTCTCGCGACTTGCCGCCGACCGCGTCTTTCTCGAACTGATGACAGCCCTGGGCGTGCCTCCGTGGAAACGGCAGGTCATGTACTGGGCAGTCCGTCTGGGCGGCTGGCTGGCCTGGAATGCCAGCAGAAAACAGGAGTCAGGCCATGCTTGAAACCCGTGACCGTCACTCGGAGGAACGCTACCGAAACCGCTGGTACGGCAAGTACCGGGCCTTCGTGCGCGATAACAACGACCCTGAACGCCTCGGCCGGGTCCGTCTGGAAATTCCCGCCGTGCTTGGCAGCGGGCGGGAGAACTGGTCCGAATGGGCCGCGCCCTGTTTTCCCTACGGCGGCAACGACGACTCCGGTATGTTCCTGGTCCCCGAGGAAGGGGCCTCGGTCTGGGCCGAGTTCGAGGGCGGCGTTGTCCAGTATCCGATCTGGACCGGGGTCTGGTTGGCCAAGAGCAATCCCGGCGAACAGCCCGAGGAATCCAAGCGCACCTGCGCGAGCGCCTTCTGCCATGACTGCGAGGACAAGGTCGAGCATCAGGCCAACCGGCACGACGATCTCGAACACAAGAAGTACCACGGCCATCCGCCGTATTACTGCCCGCGCCTGAAAGTCCTGCTCAAGACCGAAACCGGCCACACCATCCTGGCCGATGACCGCGACGGCGACGAGCTGTTGCGGATCATCGACCGCGCCGGACAGATTCTCACCATGGAAGGGAAGGTGAAGCCGGAGATGCAGAGCGGCAACGCCCTGCGGCGAGGAACGAAGGACGCCGAGAAAGGCGACCAGCTCGACATCGCCTCGCAGATCGTCGGCTCCCGCGCCAGCATTCAGCTCACTGACCTCTGCCGCCAGCAGGTGATCCTCGAAGCCTGGCAGGACAAGGAGAAGGTCCACATCCTCTCCTGCGACAAGGGCCGCTCCCGCTGGCAGAAGATCCTCATCGACACCACCAAGGGCCGGGAGAAGGTCCATATCTGGGGTCTCAACGGCACTCAGGAAATCCTGGTCGATTCCACCGCCGCCGCCGAGCAGATCCGGCTGACCGACAAGGCCGGTCAGGTGATGCGCATGAACGCCGCGCCCGGCCAGGAGTTCATCAGCGCCACCGACAAGTCCGGCAGCCTCGTGTTCATGGATGGGGTAGCCGGAAACATCATCATTCGCTCGACGAACACCGTCTTGATCAACACTTGAAGGAGATACCATGCAACCACTCGTAACTATCGTCACCCCTTATTACAACCGGGCTGATTTTCTGAAGGAGACCCTGCAAAGCCTGCAAGCGCAAACCCTCGTTGATTGGGAAGCCATCCTTTGGAACGATGGCTCGACCGACAATTCATTGGACATCGTCGAAGAGATGGCCAGGAAAGATTCCAGGTTCAAAATTTTCGGTGACGAAAGACTCGGGCTGGCATCGGCCTTGGTTCAGGCCTGTGCAAAGGGACGGGGCCGTTACCTCGGTCTGCTCGATAGCGACGATTTGCTTGAACCGACGGCGCTGGAAGAAACAACCTCCATCCTGGAAAGCCGCCCCGAGTTCGGCATGGTCTACACGGACCATGTGGTAATCGATAGCAATGGACAGCGACGAGGACTTGGGCGGCGTTGTCAAATTCCCTACTCCAAAGACCGCATGCTGCTCGATTTCATGACCTTCCATTTACGGCTGATTCGGATGGACGTTTTTAACCAGGTCGGGGGTTTTGACGTGTCCTATCCGCTGGCTATGGACTACGACCTGTGTCTGCGATTGTCGGAAGTGACAGAGATTGAGCATCTGCACAAACCACTTTACCGCTATCGGGTACACCGTGAATCGATCTCCCAGCAAAAACGGCTGGAGCAAATCCGCTGTTCGCATGAGGCTGTTTTGGCGGCTATGCACCGGCGTGGCCTGGACCGCGATTACGAATGCCAACTCGAGGTGAGAAGCCGACACATCATCAGGAAGGTGACGGACCATGCCAGATAAAATCCAACCGACAGGACTGTCCGCCAGTGAAGAGCTGCTGGCCCGAACCTTCGACCACTGGCGAGAGGAATTCCGCAGTATCCTTGAAAGCCATCGCCGGGAAATCCAGGACCGTCTCGAGAAGATCGAGCGGGAAATCGAGAAAAAATCAGACAAGGAAAACGTCGAAGTGTTAGTTCGTTCCATCTATTCGGATCTACATCGGCACGCTGAGGAGATTGACCGATTGCACGCCCGTGTGGGCTCGAAAATGGGCACTGAAACCATGTGGAAGATTGTCGGCCTGGTGCTGACCATCGGCAGTACCGTCGGCGGGTTGATCGGCTTTCTGATTCATCTGCTGTTGAGGACCAAGTCATGAGACCTCAAGCAAGGCTCGGCGACATCAGCAGCCATGGCGGCGTCATCATCACTGGGGCGAGCTTGACTTTCGACAACGGCATGCCGGTGGCCCGCCTGGGCGATCTTCACATTTGCCCGATACCGGGACACGGCGTGACTCCCATCGTGACCGGCAGTTTTGACACCATCACCGAGGGACAGCACAACGCCCGCGTCGGCGACATCACCGCTTGCGGGGCCGTGATCGTGACTGGCAGTCCGAACACGGAGGACAACTGACCATGTCTATCCGCAACAAACTCAAGATCGATTATTGGGACGTGTCGCCAAGGTCCATCCGAGTAACTCAAAACTCTTGGGGGCCGCATGTCCAATTGACCATACACGGGAATTTTTCCGAGTCACCGGAATTTGAAAGCTCCGATCCGGATGTAGTCTGGGTCGATTCTTCGGGCTACGTCTACCCGGGTTACAAAACAGGCAGTGCAGTGATCACCGTTTTCGATTCCTGGCGTCGCAGGAGCGCTCGATATGTTCAGGTTGAAATAGCCGCTCAGGAATACGGTTCCGGTTATGGCTATTGGTAGGAGAAATCATGATTGGTGAAGGATATGGATATGGGGACGGATATGGAGAGTTCGAGGGTCCACGCTTCGATGACACCAGTCGGGCAGAAGCCCATCGGGAGCTTATGGCCATTGCTCGTGTACTGGCCGAAGGGCTTGGGCTCATTGAGGACGGCGAGGACCGCAAACCTTTCCTGGATGAAATCCGTCAGGAGATGAAGAAGATGCGCAACATCCTCGAGGATTCCCATGCCGCCTCGGAGGCGATGCGCGACCAGGCCCAGGACTATTTGGTGGCCCAGCAGGCCAAGACCCAGGAATACCTGGACCAGGTACAGATCGAGCCGGAGCCCGATTTCTATCCCTTCGTCGAACTGCCAGCAGGCACCGAACCTCGGGATCTGCCGGACGGCAACCGGCTCTTCACCTTGCCCGACGGCATGATCCTGCGGACGACGGACGACCAGCGAATCTGCGTTATCGACGCTGGGGAACAGCAGGTCGTCGCCCCCGGTCCCGGCACGGCCATCGAGGTCGCCCCGGGACGTGTTTACACCTTGGTGGAGTCCTATCTGCGTTCGACCCAGGAGGCAGCCGGTATCAGCGGACTGCCTGCCGGGATCGAGCCTACCGCCATGGGCGCGGAACGCTTCGCGGTGGTTCTGCCCGAGGGTATCCGTCTCGACGTCGATCACCGGGAGCGTTTCATCACCCTGATCAACCCGGCCGGACCTATCGACATCATCGGCATCGGCCGCATCGAGGGTATTGGCGAAACCATCGCTGTTCGTCTGCTCTCCGGTGGGGCCAAGGGATTCCAATGCGGCCAGTCCGACCATGGCGGTCTGATCGAGGCGGATGGCACCATCCATCTTGGGCTGAAAAATGGACTGGATTTGGTGGTCCGGTTCCAGGGAGAAGCTGTCGGCGACGGCATACCGGAAAATGTCTGCGCTGGTCAGTGCGGCCTCAACTGCGAGGAGCGTGCCTGATGAGCTACGACTTTCTCGGCAAGGGGCTGCGTTACCCGTTCCGATTTCAGTCACTTTCCGGCGGCACCCAGATATCGGCCGCCACTTCGCAGGAACACGAGCATATCCGCGAAAGCATCCTGCAGATCCTCGGCACCCGGATCGGCGAACGGTTCATGAATCCGGAGTTCGGCTCCAGGCTGAAAGACCTGGTGTTCGAACAGAACGACGAGGTGCTCAAGGGCTTGCTGCGTCATTACGTGATCGACGCCATCAAACGCTGGGAAAAGCGGGTGATCATCACGGAGGTGCGCTTCGACGACCGGCCGCTGAACATCGACGGCAACCTGCTGCTGGTGCATATCGCCTACCGGGTGATCCAGAGCCAGGTGGACGGCAACCTGGTCTATCCCTTCTACCGCGAAGACCCGAACAATCCCGCGCCCAACTATCCCCAACCGGAACCAATTCCTGAACCCGATCCGGAACCGGAATCGCCGCCGGTGCGCAGCGTGCTCTTGTCACCGGACGTTCGCTCCCTGTTCAATCTGCTGTGGTTCGACGCAGCCGAGATAAGCGTTGATCCGGAGGATTCCTTCATCTGGCCTGCCGGGGAATACGAGATCGCCTACATCGAGGGAGCCTTTCAGGATCGCAACGGCAAGTGGATCGTCAGCGACCCGGGTGACAACCACGGCAATTACCTGACGTTCGAGGGAGCGCCCGAAACAGAAGCTCCCCAGGCCGAGCACGCCCTTTATCTGGCCGCGAGCGGTCATGGATTCGATACCCAAAGCCAGGCGGAAGACAACGCCACTGGCACGATCCACCAGATCATCACCGACGAGCCGGGGCGCATCGGTCTGTTCTACTACGAGGGGAAGAAGGAGTCCCACTACCTCAACAACACTTCCGGGCAGCCCAATCCCGTCTGGCAACTGCGCGGCCCACTCTGAGGCTCACCTCCTCCGACACATCCAGGTCCCTTCCGGTAAGTAACCGGCGTGGCGAGAGCATCAGGCGCTCTCGTGTAACCGCCGAAAACCGGAGAGACCATGGGCCGCGCAAGCATCGGATACATCAACAAGGATTACGAATCGATCCGCCAGGAGCTACTGGCGAAGATCCCGCAACTTACTGACCGCTGGACCGATTTCAACCACTCCGATCTCGGCGTCGTCCTGCTCGATCTGTTCTGCGGCGTGGGCGATATGATGGCCTACTATCTGGACGCCCAGGCGGCCGAGGCCTTCCTGCCCACGGCCCGCCAGCGGCAGAACGTCATCAATCTCTGCAAACTCATCGGCTACCGACTGGACTCGCCGGTGGCCTCCACCACCACGCTGCGCTTTCGGCTCTCCGCCCCGCTCGGCAAGGATCTGACCATTCCGGCGGGGACGGCCTGCCGCGCCTTGCTGAGTGACGGCGAAGCGGATTTCGAGACGGTCGAGGACGGCCTGATCCCGCGAGGCGTGCTCTCGGTAGACATCCCGGCCCGGCAAGGCGTGCGCCGCACCGAGACCTTCACTTCGACGGGACTGCCATTCCAACGCATTCGCCTGACCGGCGACGTCATCGCCCAGGGCACCATCACCGTTTCGGTGGGAGACGACGCCTGGAGCGAGGTCGATCACTTCCAGGACAGCCTGGCCGACAGCCGTCATTTCATGGCAGATCTCGACGCCCTCGACATCTCCACCCTGATTTTCGGCGACGGGCAAAGCGGCGCTGTCCCCGCTCAGGGAAGCGCCATCACCGTCAGCTATCTGCAGACCATCGGAGACCAGGGCAATCTCGGTCCGAACCGGATCACCCAACTGCTGAGCCCGGTCTACCTCAACGGCGGCCAGGTCTCCCTGACCGTCGCCAACCCGGTGCCCGCCACCGGCGGCGCTTCGCGGGAAGCCCTCGAACACGCCCGCCGACAGGCACCGGCGGAGCTGCGCAGTCTCTGGAAGGCCGTCACCCTGGAGGATTACCAGGCGCTCGCCGAAGGTTACCCCGGCGTCGCCAAGGCCAAGGTGCTCGACACCAATACCTGCCAGAACATCCGCTATTACAACGTCCAACTGTCCATCGCCCCCAACGGTGGCGGAATGCCCTCGGCGCTGCTCAAGCGGGACCTCGCCGAGTTTCTCGAACGCCGCAAGGTCATCACGGTCGAGATCAACCTGTTCGACCCGATCTACCGCCCCGTTTCCATCGACGCCGAGGTCTACGTCTGGCCCGGTGAACCGCTGGAAAACGTGCGCAGCCGCATCGAAGCCGCACTTTCCGATTTCTTTTCTTTCGACCAGGTCTCCTTCGGCCAGACCATTCACTTCTCCGACCTGGTGGCCTTGATCGACGGTGTGCGCGGCGTCAGCCACATGCATCTGTATACGCCGCAGCAGGACATTGAACTTCGCCCCGGCGAAATTCCGGCTCTCGGCAGCGTCAACCTCGATCTGCGGAGGGCCGGTTGATGTCGGATTGGTTCAGGGACAATCTGCTCGGCCTGCTGCCGCCGCTTTACGAGCACAACGACGAGGCCGGAGACCTGCGTACCTTCCTGAGCCTTCCGGCCGGGACGCTGGACGAACTCAAACACGCCATCGACGACTTCCCGACCATCTTCGATGTGGATCATTGCGACGAGCGCTTCCTGCCGCTGCTGGCGCGGCTCGTCGGTCTCGAGGTGGACGGCACCTGCTCGCTAGACTGCCAGCGTCGCCGCGTGCGGGAGGCGGTCGAAATCTATCGCCGCAAGGGGACCATTCCAGCCATCGAGCGCGACTTCAAGGCGCTCGGTTGGCAGGGTGAACTGCAGGAGACCTTCCGCTCGGCTCTGCGTCTTAATGCCCGTTCCAGACTCAGCAACGCCAAACTGCCCGGGCTGGTGTTCAGCCTCGGGGTGTTTCGCGTGCTGTGTCTCAATCAGACCGAGGGGCTGCGCGACGCCCTGGTGTTTCATCACCCGGCGGGCACGCGCTGTTTCTGGCTTCAGTTTCTGCTCGAATGGATCGAAGGCGGCGCGATGCTCGACTTCGGGCACGCCAACGCCGTGCGCCGGATCGTGTTGGCGTTTCTCGACGAGACCTTCGTGCTTGGCCATTCCTCCCTCGGCTCCTGCCGTCACCTGACCAACAAGCAAAAGGCCTGGGAGCTGCTGCTACTGACCAGCACCACGGAGATGATCCCGGAGATCGACCGGGCCGCCGTGAAGGTCTCCCGTTTTCACGGCCGTCAGAACCGAATGCGCCTGAACCACAAGGCCCTCAACGACTGGCGGCTTCCGTACACCCGCGTCGGCGAGGACCGGGTTTCCTTCTGCACGCCCATCTACACCGGCCGCGATTTCGAAGGCGATGTGCTGGAGAGCGGTTTCGGGCTCGGCGAGGCGCATCTCAACCGCAAGTCGCTGACCCATGGCGAGACCGAACTGCGCTACTGCTTTCGTCAAAAGGATTTCTTTTTCGACAGCCAAGCGGAACCGGCCGAGCGGGCGGAAGCCAAGTACGACCTGCGCCTGCCGCTGGAATCCCGTCACCGCCTCTGCTTTCAGCTTGGTCGGGCCAGGTTGAACAAGGGTCTCGACCTTACCGCTAACCAGGGCGGCATCAGCAATCTGCTGTTCGCCTCTACCGCTGGCTGCGATGCGGACGTCACTCTGGCCGTCAACCGGATCGACCGATGGCGGCGGAGAGGGCCTGTGTTCCGGCTCAATGCGAACACCCTGAACACCCGGTATCTGAGCAATGCGAATCTGACCGGCGAACGGGCCTCGCTTGAAGTCTACGTGGACACGGGCTCTCTCCAGCGCCATCGGGTCGAAACCATGAAGCTGGGCGCAAGTCCGCTCAACACCACCGGTCTGCGCCTCTCCGTCGACCGGACCCGACCCATGCGCATCAGCCGCATGCGCCTCAACCAGGCCGGATTCCGCTGGTCACGGCCTTCCTACCGCTGGCTGTTCCGTCAGCAGGATCTGCACGCACCGGCGCAGGCCGGGTTCGAGGCCGCTACCAACAACTATCGCGCCACCCAGTGGCCCACCTGAAGGAGAACCCATGGCGATTCATCTCTATCTTGACGAAGCATTGACCCAGCAGATTTCCGAGGGGGATTTTAGCCGCCCCGAGGCCGAGAGCTACAACGGCACCGACGGCGACAGCAAGGATCGGCAACTCTACGTCGCCAACGAGCAGACGAGCCTTGCCTCGGCCATCGACGCGGTGCAGACCTCCATCCCCCTGGCCGAACCGCGCTTTGCCGACGGCGAACTCATCATCATCGACGGCGAGCAGATGCTCGTCGAAAGCGGCGGGGGCACCGCCAATCTCACCGTGCAGAGAGGCCTTGCCAACACCGCTCCGGCCGCGCACGACGCCGGAACAACCGTCTATTCCGGCTATGACTACACCGGGCTGGTGCTCGATCCCATCGACGAGACCGGCACCGACGAATCGGTCTGGTACCGCCTGGCCCTGACCCCGGCGGAACTCGACACCGCCACCCAGGGCGCACCGTTCAACCTCGGCGACAAGACCTTCCAGCAGACGCTGTTCTTCTGGCGGCGCTGCACGGTGCTCCCGGGCACGCCGGTGCAAAACAAACTCGACATCAAGCTGCGCCTGACCGGCACGGAAAACCCGATTCTCTAAGGAGCTCCGATGGCAGGTATCACGATAGACACCGATATTTCCGCGAGAGTGACCCGGTCACTGGTGAGCGAGATGGACACCCATCAGGTGCTCCTGCGCTGGATCTTCGCGGAGATGGATCTCGTCTGTCGCATTCAGCGCTCCATTGAAGTCGCCGCGCAGACTCAGGCGGTTGTCCTCGCTGAAATCGCAAGGATCATCAGGACCGGCCAATTCATCCACAACCGCCTGAACCGGAACACCGACCTGTGGCTCGTCATCCATGGACGTCTGGGCGTCGATGCCGACACGGCGCTGCGAGTGACGCGCCCCTGGCAGCGGAGCATCGACACAAGCGTCAGGACGTCCGGCGCACTCATCAGCCGATCCGACACCGTTCAGCGCATCGCGATTCCGGCCGAGCTGCTGACAGACACGCGGCAGATCCTGTTCGCGGTGCTCATCGATCAAGACCACGTAATTCAGACCTAAAGGAGAACAGCAATGGCACTGGGACTCATCGTTAAAACCGGCCGGATACTGACGGCCAAACTCCTCCTCGGCCAGGCCGTGGACGGCATCACCCACTGCGCCATCGGCGACGGGGATGCCAGCTTCGCCGACCCGCAGAATCCACCCGCGCCGGACATCGGCCAGACCGAGCTCAGAAACGAACGCGCCCGCAAGCGCTACTACAAGCGGACCTTCCTCAAGGAGGACGCCGAGGGGGCGCTGCTGGTCAACGGCGTGCGCTACCTTGAAACCGGTGAGGAGACCAACACCATCGGCATCTTCTTTCGTTTCGACGAGGCCGAGGCCAATGGCATCACCATCCGCGAATACGGCTTCTTCGGCGGCGACGTGCAGTACGTCGCCAGCGTCACCGGGGATCTCGCCATGGGCGGCGTCTTCCATCAGGACACCAATCCGACCGGCGAAGTGCAGCATCCCGGCTACCTCTACGAGGTGAAGAACATTCCCGACTTCAACAAGATTTCCGACACCCGCGTGGAGCTGGTCGGGATCATCAAGATCTAACTGGAGGATTCAATCATGAGCATTTCACGCGAGACATTCGACCCGACCAAGAACTACAAGCGCATCCGCTACCACCAGGATCGCGACCTGCTGGATTCCGAACTCAACGAGCAGCAGGATCTCATCAACCAGGAGCGGCGCAAGATCGCCGACATCCTGTTCAACGAAGGCTCGATCCTGGCCGGTCTGGAAGTGAGCGCGGCCGCCAATGTCCTGACCCTGGCTCCCGGCGTGGTCTACATCGATGGCCATATCGAACAAGTGAATGGCGCATCGCTGACCTATGACCCGGCCACCACCGGTGGGGCGGAATACGTCTATGTCGAACTGCTGAAATACAGTTATGGCTACACCCAGGACCCCAGCCTGATCAACCCGGCTACCGGCGAACCGACCGCCGAGCGGGAAAAATGGGTTCTTTCACTCAAGGCTGTGGATACCAGTGCCCAGACGCTGCCCAACAACGTCACCGAGCGCAGGGTGCTCCCTATCTACAAGTTCGACCGCGAGACCGGCGATGTCACCCCGACGGTGCAGGAGAAGTCAAATCTCTACCTGCGGGATCTGCTGGGCACGCTACCGGGCAGCCGGATCACGGTTTCTTCCATTACTGAAGACCAGCTCTCCTTCGCCGCCGCCGAGGGCCTCAATTCCCTGATTCAGAATCTGGCCGAGCGAACCTTCGACCAGGCCGGAAGCTACCTGGTGAAAGGTTTCGACACCTTCATCGGCGGCACCGACGACGATAGCATCGAGGCAATCACCAACGCCGGGCGGGCCTACATCCAGGGCTTCCGTCACCAGCGGGATCTACCTACCTCAACCCAGGTGCCCAAATCGATTGCCACCAAATCGGTGCGCGGCGAGCAGAAGACCTTCGACATCAACAAGCGCCGTTACCCGGTCAACTCCACGCCGCTCAAGGAGACGACCCAGGTGGAGGCTATCGTCGAGATTACCCGCAACGTCACTCGCGGTTCGGTCGGCGGCGGTGAGGACCTGCTTGATCCCAATCCGGTGGTGGACATTCTCGAGGTCAGTCAGGGGGCTTCCATCTTCCAGGAAGGGGTGGACTGGCAGCAGTCGGGCAATCATGTGGACTGGCTCGGCACCGGCAACGAACCGGCCATCGGCACCACCTACACGGTGCGCTGGACCTACACCAAGCAGATGCTCAAAGGCACCGATTACGCGGACAGCGGCTGGTTCGGTCAACCCAATCATCCCACCGCCGGAAATTATTTCTATCTGGTGACCGTCTATAACGCCACGGGCGAAACAGCTTTCAACGCCGGGGCAGTGATCGCCAGGGCCACCGCCGCCGGGGAGCTCAACAAACTGTCCTGGCTGCCGGTCAGCGGTGCAACCGGTTACCGTGTCTATCGGGCCGCCACCAACGGCGCACGCACCGACTACAAACGCCTGATGGAACTGGGCAGCGAGGCGATTTCCTACGTCGACGACGGCGTGGAGGAGACCACCACCGCTTCGCCACCGGCCACCAACACGGCCGGGCTCACCATGTCGCCGGTTCAGCTCGAGTTGGGCAATCTCAACGTGATCAACTTCGGGCGCGGCAGCCTCGGTGACCAGCCGGTGAACGGCTCCAACTGCAGCCTGGACTACGACTATTACCTCGGCCGCCACGACATCGTTTATGCCACCACCACCGAGATAAAGCGGCTCGAAGGCGCTCCGGCGGATTTTCCAAAACTGCCCATCGTGCCAGAAAACGCCCTGGGCCTGTGCAGCATCGACTGCCCGCCCAACTCCACCGACATGCAGATCCGCAACTTCGGCCTGACCCGCATCACCATGGACCAGATCCACGACATCATTCAGGACGTCGAAGACCTGAAGTATAACGACGCCCAGTACCAGATGAACAACGAGCTGCAGAACCGCGACGCCCAGACCAAGAAAGGCATCTACTCGGACGACTTTTCGAACACCGCCCAGTCGGACATCTATCACGCCGAGTGGGACGCCCGGGTTAACGAGATCGCCCGCTTCGTCGCGCCGGATCGTGTTCCGCACTCCACCGTGCTCTCGGTCGATCAGGCGGGCAGCAATGCGAGTTTCTTCGGCAGTCTGGCGTTGTTGCCGGGCAATGAGACCGTGCTGGTGGAACAAAGCGACTGGTCCGAGGAGCGCAACATCAACCCTTACGCCGTGTTCGACAAGCCTCCGGCCATGCTGCAGAGTACGCCCAACCTCGGGCGGCGCGGGCAGACCGGCATTGCCGTCACCGGCATCAACTTCACCCCAAGCAAATCCGGCATCGTGCTGCGCTGCGACGGCCAGGTAATGGCCAGCAACCTGATCAGCGACGAAGCCGGTCGGGTCAGCGCCTCCTTCACCATCCCGGAGAGCGCCCGCAACGGCAACCGGATCGTGGAGATGAACGACGGCGTCTATTCGGCCCGGACCAGCCTGCAGATCAACGATCCGCTGGTCATCACCCGCATCGAGCGTATCATCGAAAATCGCATTATTCGCGTGCCCGTGGTGCAGGTGGTCTGGCGCACCCAGACTATCTTCGTGCCCCGCGATCCGCTGGCCCAGACCTTCAGTTTCACTCAGAACCAGGTGGTCACCAGTGTCGGACTCAATTTCACCGCCAAAGACCCGTCCATCCCGGTCACGGTTCAGATCCGGGGTGTCACTACCGGTCTGCCCAATGGTGTGGTCTTTGCTGAAAAGGTGCTGGCTCCCAGTGAGATCAGCCTGATTGGCGAAACCCGGATTCGCTTCAACGACCCGTTCTATGCCGAGGCCAACAGCAGCTATGCCGTGGTGCTGCTGACCAACAGCACAAACTACAAGGTACGCACCGCCACCCTTGGCAAAATGGGCCGTTGGGGCATCATCACGCGACAGACCTACATGGAGGGCGTGCTGCTGGAGAGTTCCAACGCCGAGACCTGGACGCCGCTCAACGGCTCCGACCTGGCGATCAAGATCTACGGTTACAACTTCCAGTCCGAGGGGATGATCCGCTTCCAGCCGATTACCGGCGTGCAGTTCTCTGACCTCAACCTCGACGAATACTCCGCCATCCCCCAGAGCACCGCCCTCGATTGGGAATACTCCACCGACGGCGGCGTGACCTGGGATGCCCTGGTTCCCGCCGAGGAGGAACGGCTGCCCAATCTGGCCACTCGGGTTCAGGTGCGTGTGCGTCTGAACAGCTCGCTTTCCAACGACACCCCGGCCATCAACTTCCGCGACGTCAACCTGGTGGGCTACCTGAACAAGTCCACAGGGGCCTACCTGACCCGCGAAAACGAACTGACCCAGGGGGTGGACTCAACCAAGGCCTATGTGCAGATGGGCATCCCCAGCGGCACCACCCTGCAATGGTTCGCCAGCAACGACGGCGGCCTGACCTGGGAAGCGATGACCATTCAGGACACCCGGCCCATCGACGAGAACTGGACCGAGTACACACTGGTGCGCACCTTCACCGACAACACCGGCAACAAGGTCCGCTACAAGGCCGAGATGACGGGAACGCCGCTGGTCTACCCACGCATCCATTCGCTGGGCGCGACCCTGAGCTAAGGAGGCATGCCCATGATCGTTCGACGCACTGGCGGCATGACCGAATTTATCCCTTCGCCGCAGGAGAAGCGCGATGGCCTGATTCGCGACCATGCCCTGGGCCTGCTGGAGAATCTGCACCAGCGCCTGGTACGACTGGAGCGGGCCTCGGGTCTGCCGCCCGACGAGGCTAAGGCCTTCACTGCGTTGCTAAGGCGCATGAGGGCTGACGAGTCGCGTAACCTGGAACTGCATACCAGCCTGATTACCGGAGAAACCGCCCTCGGCTGAACCGGTTCAACCGTTTACCACCCCAACAAAACCCCGGATACGGCAAGCCCTGTCCGGGGTTTTCCCGTCCTTGCGTCATGAGGACCGGCTCGAATTGCAAGTCATTGAAAATAAACGTGTTAAATGTCGGCTTAGGCTGTTCTTCTACTTGATTTGTGTCCGGAAAGAAGCATTCATTCATGGTGTAAGCAGAGGCTAAAAAGCCCTGCCAGGCAACGACTTAGAAGCGCCATGAACGACGGAGGCACGCATGAACCTGAATGAGATCCAGTACGGCATCGAGATCGAGACCGTAAAACGCACACGGGAACAGATCGCCTGGGCCATCCACTCGGTGGTGGGCGGCACGGTCCGCCATGTCGGCATCCCGAGCAACTACGACCCCTGGGAGGTTGAGGACCTGCGCGGCCGCGTCTGGAAGGTGGTGGGGGACGCCTCCCTGACCAGCGTCCCGGCCCATCTGCGAGCAGAGGTGGTCAGCCCGGTGCTAGGCTACGACGACATCCCGCAACTGCAGGAGGTGGTCCGGGCCATCCGCCGCGCCGGGGGCAAGATCAACAGCCAGTGCGGCATCCACATCCATATCGACGCCGCGCCCTTCGACGGCAGGCACCTGGGTAACCTGGCCAAGATCATTTACAAGCAGGAACCGCTGATCCTCCATGCCCTCGGCATCAGCCGCGACCGCCTCAATCGCTACACCCGGCCGGTCAGCGACGAGCTGATCCAGCGTATCGAACAGCATCGCCCCCGCACCAAGGATCAGCTCAACCGCATCTGGTACGGCTACCACAACCGCCAGCCCCAGCACTACGACAACAGCCGCTACCACGGGGTCAACCTGCACAACGTCTGGTATCGGGGCACGGTGGAGTTTCGCTGGTTCGAGGCGACCCTCCACGCAGGGCGGATCAAGGCCTACCTGCAGTTCTGCCTCGCCGTCGCCGCCAAGGCCCTCAACGGCCGGGCCGCCTCCAGCCGCAAGCGGGATTTTGATCCCCAGAGTGCCAAGTATGACTTCAGGGTCTTCCTGCTCCACCTCGGCCTGATCGGCGACGAGTTCAAGACCGCCCGCAAGCATCTGATGGCCAACATGCCCGGCGATGCCGCCTTCAAGAACGGGCGGCCCAAACCGGAGGACGGCCTCCCGATTGAGACCGAAACCACCACTCTCACCAACGAGGCCGGGCATGTTCCCGGCCTCACTGTTTAAGGAGGTGCCCCATGAAGATTCTGATCCGCTCCACCACGCTGGATGGTGAACCGATCCCCGGCAGCGGGGAAACCCTGCAGGCCGCAGACTGCCTCGAAGTTGTCGAGCTGATGCGCGGCCAGACGCCGTTTACCGCCAGCCGAGCGCCCCGGGACTACATGACCGAGGTGCTCTCCGGCATAGAAGGCGGGCCGACCCAGCCGTTGCCAAAGGACGCCGCCGCTGCGGCCGCCGAGTTTCTCACCCGTCTGGCCCGGCACGGCCTGATCGAGTTTCTGCCCGACGACAAGGCCAGCGATCCCTGGCCGGACCGCTTCCTCGAAGCCCTGGAGACGGTACGGCTCTCCGGGCGCACCAACATGTTCGACCACCCGGAGGTGACCCGGCTGACCGCCGAGATGGGTTACCCGGAGGTGGCCGAGTGGCTGGCGGACCACCGGCGTGAATACGCGGCCTTTGTTCTCGAGGGGACGAGGCCGCTCGGCAAGAATTTCGACGGCAAGGAGGACCCGGTTCCATGTGCGGACAAGTAGGCGTCATCTTCGGCCGCAAGCGCAGACGGCCCGACGAGCGGGATTACCTGCGCGAGGTCTTTATCCGCATGCTGCTGCACAGCGAGGAGCGCGGCCCGCATGCCTCCGGTCTGGCCTGGCTCAAGACCGACGGCAGCCACCGGATTTTCAAGCGGCCGATGCGGGCGCACGAGCTGGTGTACGAAAAACCGTTCCAGGAGCTGCTCGGGCAGGTCGACAACGAGACCACCATCCTCATGGGCCACACCCGCTGGCGCACCCGGGGCAACGAGTTCAATAACCGCAACAACCATCCCATCCGGGCCGGGATCGTCATCGGCACCCACAACGGCACCATCTACAACGCCGATTATCTGTTCCGCCGCCTTAGGCTGCCGCGCTACGCCGAAGTGGACAGCGAGCTGATCTTCCGCCTGGCCGACCGCTTCGCGCCCGAAGGCCCCATCGACCAGGAGGACCTCAAGAAGGCGCTCGCCCTCTGTCGCGGCCAGATGAGCGCCGTGCTGGCCTCACGGCTCGACCCCGGCACCATCACCGTGCTCAAGGGCAACAAGCCGCTCTGCCTGCGCATCCACCGCCAGCACCGGGTGGTGCTCTACGCCTCGGAGGCCGCCTTCATTGACTTTGCCGTGGATAAGGAAAAGGGCTGGCGCGAGCTGGAAGTGCCGCCCATGACCATGCTCACCATCCGCCACGAGAATGTGCGGGCCATCGAGAACAGCGAATTTCGCTTCGTCACCCAGGAGCGCAAAGGGACATTGCCCGAAGGAGTGAATGCATGAACATCGGAGACACCGCGAAGCTGAACACAAACCCGGAAAACAGTCCCGAGACCATCCTCCGGCTCTTCGTCTACGGCACCCTGAAACGGGGCTACTGGAACCATCAACGCTTCTGCGCCCAGGCCCGCAGCATCGAACCGGCCGTGGTCTGGGGCAGGCTCTACAACCTCCACGCCGGTTTCCCGGCGCTCGAAGTGCCGGAGGGACTGATCCTGGCCCGAGGCACCGCCGACCCACTGGCCGATGCTCGCAAGCAACAGGGAATCGGCACGCCACGCTTTGGACGCCCGACCGGCGACTGGGATCTGATCCATGGGGAACTGGTGAACTTCACCGATCCGCAACGAGACCTGCCACCCATCGACCAGCTGGAAGGATTTCGGCCCGGTGGGCACAGTATGTACCAGCGGGTGATGGTGGCGGTGCTTTGCAAGCGCACCTCGATTCCAGCCTGGACCTACCGGATGCCCCGTGTTGAAACCGGCACTCGGCTTGACTCCGGCGTCTGGCATCGAGCGTGATAGAAAATAATCGGCTCAAATCGGTAAAGATCGTTTGACATAGCACATAGAGCCTTTGTATATTGATGAAGTTTTTTAACTTGGGAGAGGTGCGTCCAGTCTCTCCCGTTTCGCCTCTGGCGGACGTGGCAAACAACCAAAGCGCCCGTGGAGCAAGAGAATGAACGAGATGGAAGACCGCTGGTTATCAATAATCGAGATTTGCAAGTACCTCGGGGTCAGCAATGACACCGTTTACAAGTGGATCGACAAGCATGGTATGCCCGCTCACCGCATGGGTCGTCTTTGGAAGTTCAAGAAAGATGAAGTGGACGCGTGGGTCAAGGCTGGCGGCGCGGCCGAGCCTGCGGAAACCGACAAGAAGCGCAAGGAGTAATAACGGGCTATGAACCATGTGATCCACAACAGCATCGTGAATTTTATCTGGGGTATCGCTGACGACGTGCTGCGCGATGTTTATGTGCGCGGCAAGTACCGTGACGTGATCCTGCCGATGACGGTCATCCGCCGTCTCGACGCGCTCTTGGAGCCGAGCAAGGAAAAGGTGCTCGGCATGAAGAAACAGCTTGACGGGGCCGGAATCGCCAACCAGCACGCCGCGCTCTGCCAGACCGCAGGCGAGGCCTTTTACAACGTCTCGCCCTTTACCCTGCGTGACCTGAAGAACCGCGCCAAGCAACAACAGCTCAAGGCCGATTTCGAAGCTTATCTGGACGGCTTTTCACCCAACGTCCAGGAGATCCTCGACAAGTTCAAGTTCCGCAACCAGATCCCTACGTTGATCGAGGCCGATATCCTCGGCCACCTGATCGAGAAGTTCCTCGACGGCCGCGTCAATCTCAGCCCCAAGCCGGTGCAGGACGTGGACGGCAACGAGATCCTTCCGGCGCTCGACAACCATTCGATGGGCACCATCTTCGAGGAGCTGATCCGCCGCTTCAACGAGGAGAACAACGAAGAGGCCGGAGAGCACTTCACGCCCCGCGACGTTGTCAAGCTCATGGCCGACCTGATCTTCCTGCCGGTGGCCGACGATATCGAATCCGGCACCTATCTTGTTTACGACGGGGCTTGCGGCACCGGTGGCATGCTGACCGTGGCGGAGGAGCGTCTGTCCGAGCTGGCCCAGAGTCACGGCAAGGATGTCTCCATTCATCTGTTCGGCCAGGAGGTGCAGCCGGAAACCTACGCCATCTCCAAAGCCGACCTGCTACTGAAAGGCGAAGGGGCCGAGGCCGAGAACATGAAGTACGGTTCCACGCTTTCCAGCGATGCCTTCCCGTCGCAGGAGTTCGACTTCATGCTCTCCAATCCGCCCTATGGCAAGAGCTGGAAAACCGACCTGGAGCGCCTGGGCGGCAAGGGGGACATCAAGGACCCGCGCTTTGTCACCCAGCACGGCGGCGACCCGGAATACAAAATGATCACCCGTTCCTCGGACGGGCAGCTCATGTTCCTGGTTAACAAGCTCTCCAAGATGAAGCACACCACCCGCCTCGGCAGCCGCATCGCCGAGGTCCACAACGGCTCATCGCTTTTCACCGGCGACGCCGGTCAGGGTGAGAGCAATATCCGTCGCTGGATCATCGAGAACGACTGGCTGGAGTCCATCATCGCCCTGCCGGAGAACACGTTCTACAACACCGGCATCGCCACCTATATCTGGGTGTTGACCAACCGCAAGAGTGAGGAGCGTAAAGGCAAGATCCAGCTCATCGACGCCACCGAATGGTACGTGCCGCTGCGCCGCAACCTCGGCAAGAAGAATTGCGAGTTCTCCGAGGAACACATCCGCGCCATCTGCGACCTGGTGGTGAATCCGGTCGAAACCGAGAAATCCAAGATCTTCCCCAACGAGGCCTTCGGCTACTGGAAGGTGACGGTGGACCGTCCGCTGCGCCTCGCCGTCGACCTGAGCCAGGCCCGGCTTGAACGGTTTGTGAAAACCTGCGCCAAGGCCAAGGAAGAGCCGCTGGCCAACCTGTCCCGCCGCGTTGCCAAGACGCTTGGAGCCGGTCCGCACCTGGATTTCAACGCCTTCATGGACACCTGCGACACCGATGCCGACAAGCACGGTGTCAAGCTCACCGCCAAGCGCAAGAAGCTGCTGCAGAGCGACCTCTGCGACACCAGCGAGGACGCCGCGCCGGTGCTGAAGAAGGTCCACAAGCCGGGCAAGACCACGCCCGACCCCATCCACGGCCTATTCGAGGCCGAGGTGGTCGGCAAACACTGCGTGGTTGAATACGAGCCGGATACCGCCCTGCGCGACAGCGAGCAGGTGCCGCTGCTGGAAGAAGGCGGCATCGAGGCGTTCTTCCAGCGCGAGGTGCTGCCCTACACCCCGGACGCCTGGATCGACCCGGGCAAGACACTGGTGGGCTACGAGATCTCCTTCACCCGCCATTTCTACCGGCCCGCGCCCATGCGCACCCTGGATGAAATCAAGGCCGATATCTACGCCCTGGAGCAGGAGACCGAAGGCCTTCTGGAACAGATTGTCGGGGAGGCTGAGTGATGAAGCTGGCCCCTTATCCAGAATACAAAGACGCGGGAGTGAGCTGGGTCGGGAACATTCCAGCACATTGGCCTGAGAAGCGGGCAAAGTATTACTTCAAAGAGATTGATGATCGCTCCCAAACAGGCGATGAAGAAATGCTCTCGGTGTCTCACATCACGGGAGTGACTCCCCGCAGCCAGAAGAACGTGACCATGTTCAAGGCCGAGTCGAATGTCGGTCAGAAACGTTGCCAACCCGGCGATCTGATCATCAATACGATGTGGGCCTGGATGTCTGCATTGGGCGTCTCGAACCATGCTGGAATTGTGAGTCCTGCCTATGGTGTTTACCGACCAAGAAGCAACCAGGATTACGACTACTACTATCTCGACAGCCTGTTGCGGATTGGAGGATATCGGTCGGAATACATTTGCCGGTCAACGGGCATTCGCTCTTCCCGGCTCAGGCTCTATCCCGATAAATTTCTGAGCATGCCGGTGGTCTGCCCTCCTCAGGAAGAGCAGCAAACCATCGCACGATTCCTGAAGGCACAAGACCGCTTGTTCCGAAAATTTATCCGCAACAAGCGGCGGCTCATCGAACTTCTCAAGGAGCAGAAGCAGAACGTCATCAACCAGGCCGTGACCCGAGGACTTGATCCCAAGGTCAATTTCAAGCCCAGCGGTGTGGAATGGATTGGAGATATTCCGGAACATTGGGACGCCAGACGACTCCGCACGCTGGCGGCGGTCAGGGCAAGTGGCGTCGACAAGAACACGAACGAGGCCGAAGTCCCGGTCATGCTCTGCAACTACGTGGACGTTTACAAGAACGACCGCATCACCGCTGCCATCGATTTCATGAAGGCCACGGCCACGCCGGAAGAAATTCGCGCTTTTGAGCTGAAAGCGAGTGACGTGATCATCACCAAGGATTCCGAAAGTTGGGATGACATCGCCATTCCCACTTTCGTGCCCGAGGCAATTCCGGGCGTCGTTTGCGCCTATCACTTGGCCTTGATCAGACCGTTCTCAGGTGAAATCGAAGGCGAGTTTCTGTTCAGGGCCTTCTCATCCGACCCGGTGGCAGACCAGTTCCGGATTGCCGCCACCGGCGTGACTCGCTTTGGCTTGGCGCAAGGTGCAATCAAGGGGGCGTTCTTCCCGCTCCCGCCGTTGGAGGAACAGTGGGCGATTATTGCTCATATCAATGAGAAATGCGCCGAGATCAGCCAGGCGATTTCAAGGGCCGAGCGCGAGATCGCGCTGATGCGCGAATACCGCATCCGGCTGATTTCCGATGTCGTCACCGGTCAGGTAGATGTACGCGGCATCGAGGTGCCGGAGGTTGCCGAGGAAGAGTTGCTGGCGTTGGAAGAGGACACCGCCGAATCCGATGACGTGATCGATGACGAGGGGGACATGGATGAAACCGACTGACACCAGCGAAAAGGGCCTGGAATCGATCATCGTCGCCTCCCTCGTGGAGGAGGCCGGATACGTCCAGGGAGACCCGCAGGACTACGACCGGGAACACGCCGTCGACCTGGCCAAACTGCTGCAGTTCCTCGCCGCCACCCAGCCCGATACCTATGAGGCTCTCGGCATCGACGAGGAAGGCCCCAAGCGCACACAATTCCTGCACCGCCTGCAGGGCGAGATAGCCAAGCGCGGCGTGGTGGATGTGCTGCGCGGCGGAATCAAGCACGGCCCGGCCCATGTGGACCTTTTCTACGGCACGCCGACGCCAGGCAACGTGAAGGCGGCCGAACGGTTCGCGGCCAACATCTTCAGCGTCACCCGCCAGCTTCGCTACAGCCGCAACGAGACCGCTCTCTCTCTCGACATGGCCGTATTCATCAACGGCCTGCCCATCGCCACCTTCGAACTCAAGAACAAGCTCACCAAACAGACGATTCTCGATGCCGTGCAGCAGTACCAGCGTGACCGCGACCCAAAGGAGCTGCTGTTCCAGTTCGGCCGCTGCGTCGTCCATTTTGCCGTGGACGATCACGAGGTGCGTTTCTGCACCCACCTCAAGGGCAAGGGCTCGTGGTTTCTGCCCTTCGACAAAGGCTACAATGACGGCACTGGCAATCCGCCCAACCCGGCTGGGCTCGCCACCGACTACCTGTGGAAGGAGACACTCTCCAAGGCGGGGTTGACCGATATCTTGGAAAACTACGCCCAGGTGGTGGAGGAAAAGGACGAGAATACCGGCAGGAAAAGGTACAAGCAGATCTTTCCCCGCTACCACCAGTTGAAGGTGGTGCGCATGTTGTTGGCGAATGCCCGGGAGACGGGGATTGGCAGGCGCTACCTGATCCAGCACTCGGCGGGCAGCGGCAAGAGTAACTCCATAGCCTGGCTGGCGCACCAGCTCGTGGGGCTGGAACACGAGAGCAAGGCGTTGTTCGATTCGGTCATCGTGGTCACCGACCGACGGGTGCTCGACAAGCAGATCCGCGACACCATCAAGCAGTTCGCCCAGGTCTCTGCCACCGTCGGCCATGCCGAACACTCCGGCGACCTGCGCAAGTTCCTCAAGGCCGGGAAGAAAATCATCATCACCACGGTGCAGAAGTTCCCGTTCATCCTCGATGAGATCGGCGACGAACACCGCCAGAGCAAGTTCGCCATTATTATCGACGAGGCACATTCCAGCCAGGGCGGCAAGACCACCGCCGCCATGAACCGTGTGCTGGAAGAGACCGCGCCCTACGGCGGCTCTGATGACGAGGGGGAAGAGACGGTCGAGGACAAGATCAACAAGATCATGGAAGGCCGGAAGATGGTGACCAACGCCAGCTATTTTGCCTTCACCGCGACCCCAAAAAATAAGACCCTGGAAATCTTCGGCGATCCGGACCCGCAGCCGGACGGCACCGTGAAGCACCACCCGTTCCACAGCTACACCATGAAGCAGGCCATCCAGGAGGGCTTCATCCTTGATGTGCTGAAGAACTACACCCCGGTGGAGAGCTATTACCGCCTGGCCAAGACGGTGGAGGACGACCCGCTCTTCGACGCCAACAAAGCCCAGAAAAAACTGCGCCGCTACGTGGAATCTCACGAGCACGCCATTCGCGAGAAGGCCGAGATCATGGTGGACCACTTCCACGCCCAGGTCATCGGTCATCGCAAGATCGGTGGTCAGGCCCGGGCCATGGTCATCACCAACGGCATCGTGCGGGCCATCCAGTATTTCCACGCTTTCAAGGATTATCTCAGGGAGCGCAAGAGCCCGTATGCGCCCATCGTGGCCTTTTCCGGCGAACACGAGTTTGGCGGCAAGAAGGTCACGGAGGCAACGCTGAATGGATTCCCGAGCAGCCAAATTACTGACAAAATCCAGCAGGACCCGTACCGCTTTCTGATCGTTGCCGACAAATTCCAGACCGGCTATGACGAGCCATTACTTCACACGATGTACGTGGACAAGGCGCTTTCAAGCATAAAGGCGGTACAGACGCTTTCACGCCTTAATCGCGCCCACCCGAAAAAGCACGATACCTTTGTCTTGGATTTTTATAACGACTCGGAAATCATCCAGAAGTCGTTCGAGCCCTATTACCGCACCACCATCCTCAGTGACGAGACCGACCCCAACAAGCTGCACGACCTGAAATCGGATCTGGACGGCTACCAGGTCTATTCGCAGGCGCAAATCGACGATCTGGTGGGGCTCTACCTGAACGGCGCGGACCGCGACAAGCTCGACCCGATTCTGGACGCCTGCGTGGCCACCTACAACGCCGATCTCGACGAAGACGGACAGGTGGATTTCAAGGGTAAATCCAAGGCTTTCACTCGAACTTACGGCTTTCTATCGTCCATCCTGCCGTTCTCGAATGCAGCTTGGGAGAAACTGTCGATCTTCCTAAATTTCCTGATTCCCAAACTCCCTGCGCCCAAAGAAGAGGATCTGTCCCGGGGTATCCTGGAAGCCATCGACATGGACAGCTACCGTGTCGAGGTTAAAACCAGCCTGAAGGTTTGCCTAGCGGACCAGGATGCTGAAATAGGTCCCGTGCCCACCAGTGGCGGCGGGCGCAAACCGGAACCAGAGCTGGATCAACTGAGCAACATCATCAAGGCGTTCAACGACCAGTTCGGCAATATTGCATGGAAGGATGGCGACAAAATCCGCAAGGTCATCGCCGAGGAGATCCCTGCCAAGGTAGGTGCCGATGTGGCCTACCAGAACGCCATGAAAAACAACGACAAGAAAACCGCCCGAATCGAACATGACGCCGCGCTCCAGCGGGTCATGATCGAGCTGTTGGCCGACCACACCGAGTTATTCAAACAGTTCAGCGATAACCCGTCGTTCAAGAAGTGGCTGGGTGACACCATCTTCGGCGTGACCTATCAACAGTCAGATCAAACCGCGACGGGGGTAAGCCATGGACGTTAAAACGGCAGCCATTCAGGTTTTGCAGCAGGCCGGAACGGCACTGCACGCTACCACCTGTGAGATATGGGAGGTACAACCATGAAGCTAAGGTTCGCGTCGTCCCTACTGATTTTTCTGAGTGCATACTCGCCGCTCTCCATAATCTTTTTGATTCAGGACTTCGATTTTGCCAAAAAAGAGGTTATGCACCCAGAGATTGTTTGGCCCATCCTGGGACTATCCCTTCTGTCCTGTGTTCTCCTTTGGGTGGCAGTTCGTTATCTCAAGAGTTCTTCGCCCCCGATAAGCGTAAAGTCGGTTTCCAATCGCTCCGGGGAACTCATCAATTACAGCATTCCATACATGATTTCCTTTTTTGTTATGGATCTCGGCAATCTGAAGCTGTTGCTCAGCTTTGGATTTTTCATGTTCATCATGTACTGGCTCACCATGAAAACCCACAATATTTTCATCAATCCGGTGCTGGCCGTGATGGGGTACAACATCTATGACGTTCATTACGAACGGAATGGCAATGAGTGCGAGGATTTCTTTCTGGTAAAGGGACCCCGCCTTCGAAAAAACGAACGCTGTCGAATCGTTGAGATATCTGAGCAGCTATATGTCGTAACTGAGCGCAACCCAGAGGTGTGAACATGGACGAGCTAAAAAAAACACTCGGTACGATCAAAACAATTGACTGGGACAGCGCCTCGGTTTCTTTCTTTGTCGTCAAGCGCAAGCTTATCCAGCGCAGCGCGAAATATGACATTTTTCACGTCAATGTTGACGAGCCACTTAGAAAAAAGTTGAGAGGCATAACCTCAGGAAAAATCAAGAAGTCCAACGTGGCGATTGAGTACGATTTCAACACGGCCGACTTGGATGACAACCTGCTTGGCTTGCCGACCGCCGATACGGATTTACAAGCCATTCTTCAAACTCTCCAAGATGATGAAGACCCTCCGACAGTAGACCAGTACGAAGCACTGCTGGGTTCCTGGCTTTATATCGCTCGCCTGGACATCAAGGATCAGCCTCCTCTCTTTTCTGCTCGCCGCGTTTCGGAGGGGTGGACCACCAAAAAGGTGATGCAGCTAATCAATATGGTGTTTCAGAATAATATGCTGGTTGACCTTGGAGAGCAGGAGATTTTCCGCATCGATGGCAAGGTCGACTTCTTCACTTATGACGGCATTATTTTTATCGCCGACAAGAAGAACTTCGAAACCGCATTGAATTTTCGAGAAGGCATGGAGCGGAACCGGGACGAAATCGTCAAAGAATTTTCTTCACTTGGTTTGTTCGAGAATGCGGCTGCGGTTTCTGATCTGGTCGGGAATAATCTTCGCCGCCTAAGGAGATTGTCCCAGGTCAAGAAGGCTGGCTATTACAAAGATCCACGTTTTCTTGAGAGCCTGAAAAAGGTTAACGAAGAAGATGAATGGGGAATTCAATACTCACCTGACGGAAAACTACTTGTCACCGAAGACGACATTGAAACCGTCCTTCGAGTTTTGAATAACGACCGTCTCACATCTAAGATAAATGCCGAGAACTTTGATGTTGATGTGAAGCACAAGCTTGGTGCTGGCGGCTAACCACGGGGAATGCATATGGAAATAATCATTGGAATAATCATCGTTTATGTGATTTATCGGGTCGTTAAGGGTGCGTCCTCCAGCAAAAAGCCCCCGGTTAGACCCGAAGTCACAGTCCGATTTGAGGTCTCGGGGCCAAGTCGATACGTTGATTCCGAGCGTTATGAACGACCCAGCGGTAAGCCAGCAAAGTGGTATAGCGCCGGTCAGAGTGTCAGTGTGCAGGGCTACGACATTACAGGCGGACTGATTTATGTCGGTGAGACTCTGCTGGATACCAGTGGTTATGACAACGATGCTTGCCTTATTAATCCCAAGCTCAAAGTGTCACCAGCGGAACCTTGGGATGGTGGTGATGAAATGAGTTACTGGCCGCAGTACGCTCGTATATCGCCAAGATGCCGTGGGGCCTATTTAAAGTGGTTGACAGGCGGTCGTTCTGAGCCTGAGGCAAATATGGGTTATGTATTTCTGTTTTTTTACGGGTTGGAGCGAAGGTTATTCGTTGATGGCCAAAAAGGTTCCGTTCCTGCTGCCGAACGGGCCGAAATAGTTCAAGAGGTCAATCGCCTGCTGAAGGTTTATGGCGGGAATCGCTCTTTTCGTGGTTATGCAAGCAATCTTCTCGCTATGGAATGGGTACTTTACCAGAGCGACAAACCTGTTCCTGGTTACCTTGATTTTAACGACAGATATTGTTCGGAGCCATTTCAGGTTGTCTTGGCAAAATATGTCGCAGCAGGAAAACCAATACCTTCTGATGTAGCCCTCCAATGGATAATACTTCATCCAGAATTTGGACTGAGAACCCCAGCGCGACGCTGCGCAAAAGAGTTCAAAGAACTATTTTCCCGTCGCTATAAACATCAGTTTGGGGAGGGGTTAATTGTTAAGCCAAACAAAACACCCTTGAAACTTGAATACCGTGCCGCGAGTTCATCTATCAGAGGAGATCTGAAACTTAAGGTTCCAGATTTGTCAAATCCCTTCATTCTTACTGCACCTCTGAAAAAGCTAAGTTCATTAGTTGAGGAATGCACAATTGACTTGGACCCATACAGCAGATTTCTTGGGCGCAAGGATAACGATCCAAACTCACTCGCAGCACTGGCTTTGCTACCTAAAGAATTAATGAATCAGTCTCCGGCGGCCCAAAAAGCCAAATCGCAACTTGCTCAAGTATGTACAAATGGCGTGGGACTCATATCGGTGGAAAGCTTGTATAAGTGCTTTGGCGAGAAGTCACCTCTACAGATCGGTAAAAAGGAATCGGAAAATCTAGCCGCTTTAGTTGAAGGAATGGGTTTTGGGATAGCACCCGATATTCGATTCCATAACATAAAGCCAAATCTCGATGGCAAGGTAGCTATTTTCCCAAATGGGCATGGCATAGATTTCCGTCCATCCCGGGAATATCGGACACTTGGCACCATTCTTCGGCTTGGTGCCATGGTTAGCCAAATTGACGACGATCTTTCTCCGGCAGAGGAAGCGACACTGCAAAGTCTAGTGAATGAAAATCGTGACTTAACTCAAATAGAGAAGGATTCCTTGCTTGCGTTACTTCAGTGGTGCCTCAATACACCGCAAGGAACAGCAGGCATCAAGCAGCGACTTACCGAGGTCAGTACAGCTGAAAAAACGGCAATCAGTCACATACTGATCTCAGTTGCCTTTGCGGATGGACGAATCGACCCGAAGGAAGTCAAGCATCTAGAAAAACTCTACTCGACTCTCGGCCTGAATAAGGAGCAAGTTACAAGCGACCTCCATACCTTGGCGGCCGCAAATGAACCAGTAACCGTCGGTTTACGAGATACCGAGCCAGCTTTTTCTATTCCAACGCCTACCGTTGAACCTGTAAAACCGAAGGGCTTTAGCTTGAATGAGGAGTTGATCCGAATTCGTACAGAAGAGACACGTCAAGTTAAGGGTGTGCTGGAAGGGATTTTTTCAGATCAAGAAGATCAGGCCGAAAACGATATCATCACGACTCTCTCCCCATCGGAGAATCCTTTGGCTGCCCTGGACAAAGCGCACCAAAACTTCTTCCATCGTCTGTTAGAACAAGAAACTTGGGAACGTAGCTCGATACACGATCTGTGTAAGGAGCTTGGCTTAATGGTTGATGGCGCAATGGAAGTGCTTAACGAATGGTCTTTTGACAATGCAAATGCGCCTTTGATTGATGACGGCGATCCGGTCTTTGTCGATGTAAATCTTGCGAGGGAGATAGTAAATGTCCAATAACAATAAGCAACGACTTCGTCCCCGGGAGCGTGACGCCATAATTCAATCTTTGCGTGCTGGCGTAACTCCACGGACAGGGCTGCAACACATTCAAGTTGGGCGAGCTCGAGAGGTAGAGGCTCTTCTTAAAGATATAGAGCGGATCTCAGATGGAGGTTCGTCAATTCGATTCATAATAGGCGAATTCGGTTCTGGAAAAAGTTTTTTCCTGCAGCTGATTCGGACAATCGCCCTCGAGAAGGGTTTGGTAACAATCCATGCCGACCTTTCCCCGGACAGAAGACTGCATGCCACTGGAGGGCAAGCCCGCAACCTGTATGCCGAACTGGTACGAAATCTTTCAACCAGGACAAAGCCAGAGGGGAATGCCCTCACTAGCGTCGTCGAACGATTTATCACAGAAGCTAGAAAGCAAGCCGACGCCACCGGCAAATCTGTGACAGAGATTATTGAGGAACAACTGAGCCATTTGTCTGAGCTTGTCGGCGGATACGATTTTGCAAAAGTAATAGGCGCGTACTGGGAGGGATACGAGCAGGACAATGAACAGCTCAAATCGGATGCCGTGCGTTGGTTGCGCGGGGAAATAACAACAAAGACTGATGCCAGAAACTCATTAGGAGTGCGGACTATAGTCGATGATGCCAGCGTTTATGACCATTTCAAACTGTTAAGTTTATTTGTTCGTCAAGCTGGGTATAACGGTCTTCTTATCAACCTTGACGAAATGGTGAATCTCTACAAGCTTTCCAGCCAGAAAGCCAGAGTCTCAAATTATGAGCAGATACTTAGAATTCTCAATGACTGTTTACAAGGCAGTGCGGAGCACATTGGGTTTCTCTTGGGGGGCACACCCGATTTTCTTCTTGACCCAAGAAAAGGGCTCTATAGCTATGAGGCACTGCATTCGCGTTTGGCTGAAAATTCATTTGCCCGTTCCGCAGGAGTCATCGATTATTCCTCTCCAACATTACATCTTGCCAACCTGGCACCGGAAGAGTTGCTTATTCTATTGAGAAATCTCCGGCACGTTTATGCTTCTGGAGACGAGAACAAATATCTTCTCCCTGATGAAGCTCTAACGGCATTTTTAGCTCATTGCTCAAATCGAATTGGGGATGCATATTTCCGAACACCTCGGAATACTATTAAGGTGTTCGTTGATCTTTTGGCGGTCCTTGACCAAAACGCAGATCTTCGCTGGAACCAGCTGATTGAAAAAGTGCATTTGGAGGATGCATATTCTGGCTCAACCTGAACACCTATTCTGATCCAATCTGAACACCTATTCTGATTTAACTTGAACACTGATTCTGGTTTCAAGCTGAACACTTTTCTGGTTTTTTCCAGAATCGGTGTTCAA